GTCATTTTTTAACCTTAGCCTTTTTGATCATCGGGATTGTAATCCAATTCGTAATGCTCTTGTTTTGATATTAGCCTAGCTCCGAATATTTTAGTCTTGATCACGACTGTTTGAAACTTGCCCACAGGACAGCAGCCGTCTAGATCGGCCACTTTAGGCTGAACGATAATTAATTTCCCATTAGGGTTTGGCGACTTGATCTTGCTTTTCCCAGTAAGCGCTAGCTCGACTTCAAAAGTTTCATCATCAAAAGAAAGCACGTTAGGGACTTCAGTTCCTAAGCAATCAACTAGGATCTTATCCTTGCAGTTTTCAGGAGTATGAATCATAAAACCACCTCAACATTATATCTCTTAGCTATTTGAATTATTTGCAAAACTGCCAGATCTTTATTTTTAAGATTCGCTGTATTTTTACTGTTCAGATCGACTGACTGCTGGACTTCATAATCGAAGCTTGTGGCCTCATTAAAGCTTTGGGTCACCAAATAAGATACCACCGCGCCAGTTATACATTTAGGAGTTTTACATCTAGGCTTTATCTGTTTTACCATACTTTTTCCTCTAAAAGTAACCCAACCTGTTCGCCCTTGTCTACGTCTGGAATCCAGACACCTATTACTTTTCGACCCCACAGCGTTAGGCTGGTCAGTTTGGTCAAGTCTATATCTGGCTGTTTAGATAAAATTTTAATTGGATGGAGATATCCCTTATCTTTTAAATAAGTAGCTGGCTTGTCCATCTCAAGCTCTATTTGAATAGACTCATGTTGAACTATTGTCATCATACAGACTCATTTTTTGTTGGAATTTCAGCACTTATCGTCGAGCCGTCCTGTAATTGTATTTTTGGGCCGTCAACATGGACAAGACTTAACAGGTACTGCCCGCCCTCGTTGGTAGTAACAGGCACTTTAAAGAAATTTAGTTCTTTAAGATCTGGGCGCGTATTGGCCGTTGCAAGTATGTGAAAAATCATCCATATAGAATTCATACAGCTACTAGCCTTGTTCCAGTCCTGCGCTTCAATTGAAGCGGTCCATTCATCGAGCATTCGCTCTAATTCTTTCATTTGCGCTCCTTTGCAAGATTACAGATTAGGTATGTAGCTGGTAAATAGTATCCGTAAGTTTTACAAGTATGCGGAGTCGCTGCTAAACCATGAATAAAGCTGACAGGAAGAGAAAGGGCGATTGCGGTAGCGATGACAGTAAGAAGTCCGTCTAGCATAATTCATCCCCAAGCTGCTCTAACAAATCCATCAAGGCTTCTTTTTTAGAAAAACCGAATCCCGCTGGACTAGACTGCAAATCAACAAAATCTTCTAAATGGCACATATATTGATTGCCGTCAATATCAAAAGAAAAAACTATACTCTCTTTCATGTCGCCTTCTTTTTCTTCGGAGCGCCCAAACCTTTGATTTGCTCATCAAGATAGGCGCTTATGCACGTTATAGTGTACGGCCCATCGTCCACATTCGTGGTCACGGAATAAACAGTACCGATCCCATCTTCTTTTTCAACCGTTCCTAGATATTTTTCTTCTATTTTTACAATTTGATCAGAATTGATGTAAATCTCATGACCTTTTTTGTAAAGACTAGTTCTGGTATTGTCATAATAAATATAAGTAGCTTTAAACAGTTTCATCTTGCACCTTCTTTGTCGTTGGAGAGTAATAGTCCACCTTGCCTTCAAAAATAAGATCTATCCAATTATCTTCTCCGTCATCCAAACTTCCGTACTTTTTAATGAATGCGTCAGTATAAGCTTTTCGTTCTTTTTTGGTCTTAAAGCTTAGTAGTTTTGGAATGCATCCTACGATTGATATTAAATGGTATTTCATTCAATCCTTCTTTATTTTTTCTATAAATGACGACACGTAGCCATTCACAAACATGTCTTTTGCCATAAGCCTGTTTTCATAGTTAGCAAACACTAAATTACGAGTCAGCTCTTCAGCGAACTCTTCCGCTTCCTTTACCAGCTCTGACTTTAGTTTGTTTTTACAAAAACTTAAAGTTTCAAGCGTAATATCTTCAGCTCCAACGATTTTTTTTAATTCCATATTTCCACCACTTCCCAAAGAATAGCACGACTCATTTGCCAATGCAAGCTCGCCATAAACCTGTGCTTATCTTCAAAGCTAAATAGAGTTCCTGCAGGATACTGACTAGTTTCGGTTAATAGTTTATAGCGTTTCATTTTTTATCTCCATCTTGAAGCCTGTTTTCCACATAGTTTTTCCCGCTTTAGTTATAGAGACCTCTCGACCCTCTTTAAGAGCCCAGACTGTTTGAATTATTACATCGTTTTTATCTAAGCCGCAAAATTGGGCTAGCGTATCGATGCTTTTAAAAGCCGATGCTGGAACTAGCCTTCCTTTAGTTTTCATCCAAGTCCTCTAGTTCAAACTTTTCTTCAATTCGCTTACCGTACTCCGTAAATTCTCTTATTTGACTATAGAACATATTTGTGAGCGTTGCAAGCTCAGAGCCCATTCTTGCTACAATTGTAGTTAGCATGCCTTGACTAACGTCGTTTTTATGAAGTTTTTTTGCCTTACGTCTAACCGTCATGCTGTGATAATTTGAGCTTGCAAACGTAATAACGCCATAGCTCGCGTGAAGACTTGCTAATATTTTTTCTTCGTATTTGCTCCATAAAAGATCAGGAATCACATAGTATAAAGTGTTTGGTGATTTTTTGCTTGTTCCGTATTCTTTTTCCGCATCTTGCCTAGCTTCTTCGATTGTGTTTTTTACGTAGTAGCCAGTTATGCCATATTCTCGATCGCCATCAATAGCAACAGCCGACCACTTGTCTGGCTCCCATTTTCTTTCGCCCTGCCTAAGCTCTATTCGGATTTTCCCTTTTGTTCCAATATTTCCATCCCAAACGATTGGAGCTGGATCGTAGAGGATATGCTTAGGTTTTTCTTTATCTTTTAACAGGTCCGAGATACTGACTTTTATTTCATACTCAATAAGATTTTTGCCGTCCGAGGCCAATACGTCAGCTAGACCCTCACCTATAGATACTTCAGTAGCGACGTAGTGATACTGTCTAGCGAAACGGCAGTATTGAAGAAGGGCCGTTTTAGCGGTTACGCTATCCATTACTTGTTTTTCCCATACTGCCATCTTAGCTGCTCTAGATTAATTCTTTGTTTTTTATCATTAGTCAGAATAAATCCGCCATCGCGCATATCGATTCTTAAATTTATGTACTTACAATCCCAGTTTCTAGTCCAAGACCAATCCTCGACTCCAGACTTTAACGTATCGCCATCTTCTTCGAACATATCTGTAATACTTACAGCCAGCTTTTTGATAGTTTCTATAAAACTGTCCAATTCTTTCTTATCGTGCCACTGGTTTCGATTAACCATTTCGGAAAATTCTGGAATTTCTGGTGGACAGTCAACCCCTAAAACTGGAGGCTTGGGAGGCTCGTATGCTGTCGGCACATAAGTCCATGTGTTAGGATCTGTAACATACGCCACGGCATCAGCAGCGGCTTTTTTCTTTTTTGCTCGACGTTCGGCTCTATTCATTTTCCGACCCCTTCACAACAATTTTGATTCGATTTGGCGATTGCTCTGGATTGATAACTATTCTATTAGAATCTTGCTCTTTCAGTTCCAAAAACTTTTCACGAGCTTTTAACACTTGTTCTGATGGCCCTTTGTCAGATTTTAAATCTGAAACAAGAGCATCGAAATCTTCCGAATGAATAGCGTAGTGACCACTAACACCTTCTGGAAACCATTCATAGTGAATTCTGGTATCTACTTTATCATCAGCATCAAGACCTATCGATTCCCATCTAGGGACCATTCCGCACTTTTCAATAAGTTCTATAATTTGCTGAGCCTTGAACATATAAGCCGCGCCATAAACACTTTGAGCTTCTAATAGTTTACATATTTCTATTTGTAGCTCACTTCGCTTCATTTTCAGACTCCCACTTATTTACAAAATATTGACCATACGGATCGCACTCTTCACAGCCTTCGCGCATAGTACAGAGACATCCCTTGCCTGTTTTTACCAACAAGATCTTAGGCGGAACCATTCCCTTAGACTCCAGCAGATCTAATATTGTTTTGCCTGTAATTTCTACAGAGCTATCAAGCCAGTCATTTATTTCTTTTTCTAGTTGGCTACGTCTCATTTTTCTTTTTCTTCTTTCTGATCATGCCTTGAGATATTAGGGTATGAGCTACCCACGCATTCGCTACAAATGAAGACACTAAGATTCTAATCGTATCCGAAAGCTCAATGTTTGGAGTTGTTGCTACGGACACAAAGCATACACCAAAAACAAGTAGGGCTCCAACAATCAATTTCATCGCATGCAATTTTACCATAACTTCCTTTAAAACGGAATTTCTTCATCGTTTGAGTAGTCTGAATAGCCCATAGCAAGCTCGTTTTCCTGCTCTTCTGTCATTGGACCGCCTTCTTTTTTCTTCGGACTCAAGATTTGAATCGTCTCAACTACGATCTCGGTTATGAACTTAGTAAGACCGTCTTGATCATAAGATCTTGTTCTTAAAGAACCCTCAACATAAAGAAGACTTCCTTTTTTTACATATTTTTCAGCAATTTCCGCCGCCTTACCATATGAAACTATTTTATGCCAATCAGTAACGGACTGCTTTTGGCCCGCCTTATCCCAGTAAGACCTGTTAGTAGCTAACGAAAAACTAGCCGAAGCTCCACTGCTTAGCAGCCTTGTTTTTATTTCAGTTCCAGCCCTACCCACCAAGATAACTTTGTTTATTCCGTTCATCCGACCCTCTTTGTTTTATATTGACTAAAACATGTCTTATCCCACTTATTTAAAAGCGATAGCGCGACTCTTAGCAGGTTCGCATTGTTAAGATCCATTTTCTTTTTTAGGTCAATTCCCTTGATTTCTATCTCAAAATTCTTATCGCTCTGGATTTTAATTAGAGTTTTGTCAGCACTGTCTATATCACCAGCGTTTGAAAACTGCTTGATAGATACTTTGTAGTGGCTTGGAGTCTCTGAAAGAATTGCATAATATTCTGGAGATTCCAACCCAAAGTCTAAATTGTATAAGTATTTGATTTGTTTATGCTTTTTTGCCATATATTGCCTTATATCCTATGATTACAGGTTTTTCTTTTTGCTGCGGCTTTTCAATCTTTTCCTTGATCTTTAGAAGATCTTGTAGACTATCGGTCTTGTCGCATGGCTGCAGGTTAACTATTAATATTAAAGCTATCATGTAACCATCCTAGCGTATTAAATACAAAAAGTCAAACCACTCACATCTCACACACGTATTGCATCATTTTGAAACACTTTGACGGGTCTTTGTAGCTTTTGCATAAATCGTGTATGGCCGTTGCGCAGCCTCTAGCTCTTTGTTCCTGAGCTTCAAACATTCTTATGTATCCAGCGGTATCGACCTCAACAGAGCATTCTTTTAACTCTTTTACGAGTCTCTCGTTTGTTGTCGACAGTTCCTTGTTTTGTCTAAATTGTTTTAACGCGAACTCGCCCATCAAAACAAATAACGTAAGCATTATGAACATTGCGACAGCTTCCATTTTTTTTCATTTAATGACCTTAACTGGATTGGCGCACCGATCAATAATGTCTAAGCTTTTTTCTTCGCCCTGATAAGTTCCGCCAGTTAAATGCTGAAAGCACGTTCTTGCTGCTAGTTTATGGTTTACAGCCTTAACCGAAAACTCTCTACCAGCAAGATCTTTAAAAACAAAGGTCTGTGCGTTTAAAATCAAAGATAGTGTTAATAATTTAATCATCGGCAATCCCCTTAAAACTTGCAGGAGGCACTGCGGCTTGTGCAAAAAATTCCGACATTGTGTTGCTTTTAAGTACTTCAATTCTATTGATTTTTAAAGCACTGCTATTTGTAAGATCGCGCCCAATCTCTCCGTCCTCTTTCATGAGGATACCCAGCTCTGGATTAGAAAATTTATCAGATTTTTGCTCTGATACCTCAGAAGCAAACGAACCTGAATAAAATCCGTAAAAAAACATAGCATAGGAGTTTGAGCTTTTTCCAATCGTATCGTCTAACCTCAACAGCTGGACATCAGATAATTTTGCCACCAAGCTGTTTTGATTTTTATTGATAAAGCTACTTAGTTGAGCGCCAGCTAGTGCTAACGTATCGTCTGAACATTTTATAGCCATAAGTGAGTATCGCGTGATAGATCTGTGTACGCCGTTCCTTGCCTCTAAATCATCTGTAGTAAATGACAAATGCTTATCGGCCTTTGCCAGCAACATGTTAAATTTTCTAAAGACGGACGATTTTATACTGTTTAATAAAGATAGTGCGCGATCCAATAAAGAAGGCTTGGGTTCTTCTAAATCAATCTCTTCATCAACGCTGTCAAATATGGCGTCAAAATCTGACTCAACTCCATATCTTTTTTCCATAGCGTCTTTAGCCAGTAAGGCCGCGATGACGCTAAATGGTATTATTTTTCTAATAATCCTGCGTAGCTGCGAAGCCAATAAATATTTTACATAAACGATCTTTTCAGACAGCGACTCGCCCTCAGGCCAGATTGGAAGATTTTCGTATCTTTCTAAAATAGGAACTTTAGCCGTGGCTGTATTTCTAAGGATAACTCTAGCATTTGGCGTCAAATATTTTGAGGCGTCCAGTAATCCTTGACTTGCTTGAGCAAACTGTATTTCTACTGGCTCTCCCAATTGTTTTTCCATAGTCTCTTTTAGAAACTTTTCATATTGGCGACCATCTAAAACCAAAAGATCTGGAATCGAAAAGACGTAATGATTATACTCTACGTCAGGGACAACCTCTTCGGATATCACCGTCTCTAGACTTTTATACGGAAGTCTTTTAAGTTTTCTCACTAGAGTTTCCCATCAGCCCGTACATGTGAAGCTTGTTATACATTGTTTTATTACTTATACCCAGAGCTTTAGCCGCCGCCGACTTATTTCCCTGAAACGCTTGCAAAACATCCAAAATATGTTTTTTTACCACGCCTTCAAGATCATAAGGAGGCATCTTATGATCCACTAAACTGCCAAGCATTTGGTGGCAGCCTTGCGGTAGTTTTGTTTCGTTTTCCATTTCATTCTCCTTTAGTTTTTCCATGAATCAAAAAAATCTTCTTCAGCTATTTCAAAACTAGAGTTTGGCGAACTATCAGGATGTGCCTGAAAACCTTCCCATACCCTATAATGGATCTTTAGCGTCTCTTCACCAGTACTGTCAAACACCATAGACGTTCTCATTACAGCCGCCACAACCCTCTGATCTGCCGACCTCACAGTACCAGTATTTGCATCATAATAACAGGCTGGCCAGTCTATCTGGACCCGATCTGCAATTTTTATTTGCGAGTATTTATCAAACATAAGCGCCTCTATATCATTCTGTCTATAGGGTATTTTATCACGAAGCTATAGGCCATTTCAACATCTTTTCTCTCTTCTTCTTTTTTCAAAGAAAGAATTTCGTCTTCATTGAATCTCCAGCCAACAAAAAACTCTAATCCAGTTTTAAGGCTTTTGCCGTAAAGTTCGTAAATCTGATCTGAGCTAAGCATATCAAACCCTTTCTCCATCGCCCTGATTGGGCAGTTTTGAGCATTTACTACACACTATATAGTCGACACCCTCTTGATTCATATACACCCATTTGTGCGGAGGGCATCCATCGATATCTGAGGATTCCTGTTCTGGTTTTGAAAAGCTAAACGCCATGTATATCACAAACCCAAAACCTAATAAGAAAAAAAATATTTCAAACAATCCCTCAAACATTTCTATTCCTTTTTCTTGGCTTATATATCTGATTTAAAAAGAACTTTTCTTCGGGCTTTCCCGTATCGGCAATACTCGCGATATGCCTAGGCATTACTTTAACGTAATTCTTAAAACTTTCGTAACTTACGTTAGCTATTTTAGCGCTTTCTATCTGATTTTTGCCATTAATCAGCTGCTCGATAACAAGAACCTGCTTTTTCGTCATGGTTTTTTTAAGATTTCTCTCTACTTCTCTGATTATGCAAATCTGTTCTTGATTTAAACCTTTAGGGGTGTCGTTATCGACAGTTGATCGCTTGATCTTTTCGACTAGACGGCCTCTTCTTTTTATTCTTCCCAAGTAAGTAAAGCAAGAATTCCTCACACATTCAAACACAAAAGGCTTATACCAGTTGTTGTTTCTGTGGCAGTTTAGCATTGCGTCCTGAACTGCCTCTAAAGCGTTTTCTTCGTTTTTCATGATTTTCATCGCAAACTTTAAAGCTCTTTTGTACAAAACACTATCGATCATTTTTGCCCAAAGCCTTTTCAAAAAGCGCTAAAATAGCCACTCCGTGCGACAAAGCAAGGGCTAGTATAAGCATCGGATCATTTGGCGTAGCAAATAGACCAGAGGTCACCATGATTCCAGAACTTAACAATAAAATTATTGCAGCCGCGCTCAGTTTATGAACTTTTCTCATCTTTTTTTCCTTTTCCTGAAGCGGTCAGTACAGCTTCGTAGTATTCGTTAGCATCTTTAAATGTTAAAAATCCAAAGTCTTTTCCGTCGTAACTTACGACGTATTGACTTTTACTTTCAGTGACCCCCATTTTAAGAGAAAAATCACCACTCTCAACGGATTTTACCGTATTTAGGCCATTTGTTAAGAATATTTTCACAATATCTCCTTTTTTATTTAAAAATTCCAAGTCAATTCTAATCCCAATGCGCTTTTGTCTACTTTAACTAAAACTGAATCGATTGATCTAGTTTTGGTTACGTAAGACACTCGACCACGAGCTATTATGTCTACGCTACCAGCCGCCACAACGATCGCTTTTTCTCCTAAATAAGGAACTAAGTACACGTTAGCAAAATCCTCGGCAGCTAGCTTCACTTCTTTTTCGCCTCGACTGGCCGACTCCTCAACTCCCGAAACCCTGATGGCTTGGGACGTACCCACTCTGCAGGCCTCTCTATATGAAAGATCAGAGTTTTGGCATCCTACAGATATTAAAATCTTAGCCAGTAAGGCTAGTGATTCCGAGCTTATAAATAACCGCCCTGTCGCTTCATTTCAGCAATAAATACGTCCATAAACAAAGAGTCTATTTTTTCGTATTCTCCCTGAGCGGTAAGATCTTGCGATCTTAACAAATCGTCAGTTTCTTTCTTTGAGAGTTCTGGCACAACTAAATTTTTGTATTTATTGCCAATATACGACCTATGATGAGCAATTACTCTTTCAATTGTTTCAAAGGATGTGCTTGTTTTTTCTTCATGCCTATAAAACAGGCCCAAGTTTATTTCAAATCTTCTCACTACTTGATCGAACGTCATAACATCTCCTTAATTAAACATATCTTCTAAGTATAATTTTTACAAGCTTTTTCTTTTTGACCACGTAAACCAAAAAATCCTTACTGAGTATGTTGTACCTCTGAGTATCGGCATCAACTAGTCTGTAGCCTTTTTTTATTAGAACCCTAATAGACTTGTTTTCGTAAACTATCGAGTGAACTGGAATTATTTCGCCAGTCTCTTTGTCAAGAAGCTCAGCGGGCCAATTGGTATTACTATTCAAAATGAGCCTCCACTGTTTTTTTAATGCGCTTAAACATGGCGTCTAGCTCTACTGGACAGCATTCGGTATCAAAAGACCCGCCAATTTCAATCCCTTGTCGCAGAGAACCGATTCTTGGCTTGTAGGCAGGAACATCTATTTTTATTCTAGGGTTGTAATTTTTAAAAATGTCGTGCTCGATCTTAAATGAAAGATTGTATTTTTTACACAAGAGGACAACATCTCTTAGAAAATTACCCATGAGCTTCCCACATGATTTTTTCTTTCATATATTCATCGCACTCATACGCCTCTTTCAAAGCCTCGGCCACAAGACCCTGTAATTCAAAGATGGACATCATCTCAAGCTCTTTAGCGTCTCCCTCGACAGTATCTTTGTTCAGATACTTTAAACAAAGAGCTTGGAACACTTGATCGTTATTAAAAAACCGACTGTGCCAAAATGGAGAAAGCTGCCTGCTTATGATTTTTAATTGCATTGGTCTCATCGACTGAGCCAAGTCCATAATTTGGGCCTTGGCTTTTTCACTTACGTGTTTTGATAATGAGGTGTACATTACGCCACCTGTTTTCTAGTAAACAAATCTATAACTGGAGCTAAATTTTCTTGCTCTACAGAAGGCTTGCGACCAAATATTGGAATATATAAGGTACAGCCTTCTGACTGAAGAACCTGAGTTCCGTCACGACGAACGCCTAATGATTTAAAACCAGCTTTTTTAGATGGACTATTTTTTACTTTTACCGCTCCCATAAAACCTCCGTTTGTTGAATACAGAATAACAAACGGTTAACGATAAGTAAAATATTTTTTTGTGTATGTTTGTTTTTTATTAAAAAGCTAATAAAAACAATAGTTTAAGCTGTCTCAAATTGAGACCTTTGCTTTAATTTCAGGCCAAGGATTGTAGTTAGTTAGCTTAAAATCTTCGTAATTAAGTAATGATGGGTCTTGCACATCTTTGGTTATTTCTAGACTAGGAAGCGCGAACGTAGGCCTATTAAGCTGCTCTCTTACTTGCTCTATGTGATTTAAGTAAATATGAGCATCGCCAAAAGTGTGTATAAATTGATGAGGTACTAAATTTGTCATTTTGGCTACGATCATAAGAAGGGCCGCATACGAAGCGATATTAAAAGGAACTCCCAAAAACATATCAGCGGATCTCTGATAAAGCTGCAAGCTTAATTTATTGCCATAGACCTTAAATTGAAAAAAACAGTGACATGGAGGAAGCTTCATGTCTTCAATATCGGCAGGATTCCACGCTGACACTATCAGACGACGGCAATTAGGCTTTTCCTTTATTCTCTGAATTACGTTTTTAATTTGATCTATAGTTATTGCGTCACGCTGATCTGAATAATTAGGGTCGTGTTGCACAGTCCACTTGCGCCACTGTTTTCCGTAGACTGGACCAAGTTCGCCATTTTGATCGGCCCACTGATCCCAAATATGAATTTTTTTATCTACTAGCGATTTAATGTTGGTTTCTCCACGAAGCATCCACAAAAGCTCCTCAATAACACCACGAAAGAAAACCTTTTTGGTTGTCAGTAAAGGAAAACCTTCCGACATATCGTGCTTAATTTGGGCACCGAATATAGATTTAGTTCCTGTTCCTGTTCGATCATCGGTAACTTCACCGCTATCGTGTATTTCTTGCAAAAGTTCTAGGTATTCGTGCTCAATATTGTGTTTCAAAATTCGATCCCTTTCTTTTTCCAGTTTTTGATCGCCGAAATGCCTATGATCAAAAGAACAACTGATTGAATAGCTAAGGCCCACTGCTTTGTGAATAAGGAGTACGCCAGCCAAGTAATATCAGCTGAAACGATTAAATACTGACCTCTTAGTTTAGGCTTTGAAATATAGTACACCGCAGACAAGACCAGAGCTGTTGCTAAATAACTTAAATTTTCCATTACTCACACTGCCTTTCGATTTCTTTTTCTAATTCGTCCGACTTGGTGTATTCCGACATATAACTATTTTCCTTAGTTGTGATGCCCACATACATATAACCGTCTTTTGAGTTTATAGAAACAATTTCTTTGCAGATCAAATTTGTTTTTTGGGTTACTAGAGTTTCTGGCCACATATCCCCACTTAATCGCATCAGCATTATTGTTAATATTCCTATACTATTCATCACTACCTATCCATTTTCTTAGGTTTTCCCAATTATTTATTTTTTCGTCTACGGGAGCCCACGTTGCTTTGTAAGTAAGCCACCCCACCTCAAAACTATAGACTTTCATAAGAATACCTTTAATCACTCTGGTGTCGCCAATCTCAAGATGTCTTGGCTCTTTTGATTTGGCCCAACGTCCAAGCCCTCCATCTAGCTCATAATCTATCGAACCTTGAGTATAAATAACTTTTTGTTTTTTCCCTAACATGCTTTCTCCTATTCTTATGACATGTTCACTTTATCTGGATCGATAAAGGTGATCACTACGTTGTTTTCTTTATATCTGATTGACGGAACGCATCCGTGAGGAGCATCTATTTCAAAACTACTCTCTTCGTTTGGCTGAAGACATGCTTTTTGGTTCATCTTGAATTTGAAACTTCCGTACTCATTTGCCATTGGCTTACTAACAACCTCTACGTTCATAGGTGTTAAATTTTCATTTTTTAAGTGAACTATCATTTATTTTCTCCATCGTTTTTTCCGTATCGGAAGCAAATTCCAAAAACATCATAGGGTATCTTATTTCGGATTTATCTACCTGTAATATAGCGTGTGGCTCAACTCTTCCGTTGTAGTAATGATCGTACTCTATTCTGACTAAGGCCACTACCATTCCTTTTAAAAGTTTTTTCTTTCGATCGCCTTTTTTAACTACCACTTTCATTTACTATGACCTTTACTTGTTTTCCAGATCTTTTTTTGGCATCTCTGAAAATTTCAAAATAGTCAACCATATCCTCATCTATATATCCAGCTAAATGGATTTCGTCAAAATCCAACACTCGTGCATGATACAAAGCTGTTAGACTCTGATGGTTTCCCCAATGAAAAATCACATTGGTGTCGCCTAAAAACATCGCCTTCAAAGGACTCATGACTCTTGAGTTCTGCTTCAGTCCTCTTCGAGCCGATTCGTATATTGAGTGCGCAGCAAAGTTTGAATATTTATCAGCTATGACCAGTATGTGAATTTCTTTACTCATTAAGTAGATAGTATCTCACAAAAAGCAAAAAGCCAAGAGCTGTTTCCTATTGCCCTTGGCTTTTTCCCACAACGACGCATGTGGCTCGATAGCTATTGGCCAATATCTCAATTGGCTGAGTTAATTGTCTTAGCGACTCCTAGTTATGGACTTGCGTAAACTCTTAAGCAAGCACTTAACCCTCTGCGCACTGGCAGAAGTAGTCCTAGGGTCCGATGCACATCCATCCGCAATAGCCTTTATATTAAGATTGAGTGAAAAAATGGTCCGTTTTGGAGGGGCTAGGTGGACCAAGCCTAGTTTTATTTATCAATTAAGAGGCAGACATAACAAGAGCTACATCTAACGCTTTTTTGTTTAGCTGTGCGCCTTGTCCAAACCATAAGTTATCCAGCCTAACTTGATCATCGTTCCCACGATTGTACTGGAGGTGTTCAGAGATGGCGTTGTAAGCTGCCCACATAGTACCTTTTATTTCTGGCAAATCGTTTCCTCGACCTTTTTCAAACAATGGCTGGATCTCTTCTATGATTTTTTTATTGTTAATAGAGTCGAGATTTCCCTCAGCTTCTAAAATTCTAGACTGTGAATTGAAAACTAGTTTTACATATTTTTCAAGATCCTTCTGATTAATCTGTGTGTTTGCTAGCAGTCTGTACTGCTCAGCTGTCGCCTCGAATTCAGAATTCGCCACGTCCATAATCTCGCGAATATTTTCTAGATTTTGAACTACATTTTTTGTGTGCTTAACTCTAATTAGCTTTGAGGCTTCACTGTTATGAGCAGCAGCTAGCGTGTTTGCGCAAATTACACGAACGCTTGTAAATCCTACTCGGACAGCTAAGGTTCCGTCATGGCTATTCGATACAAGAACGTATTTTTCTACAATATCGTTTCCTTTAATCGACATCGGATCTCGATTGATTTTCGCCAAAACCCAAACGCGCCTACCCTTTCGCAGACTGCCTGCTGCTTCTATAGAGACTTCTTTAGAGTCAATAAAAGGTTCAAAAAATTTAAAAGCCTCTTGGTTTTGCAATGGGACGTATTTAGCCCCTACAACTCCCAAGACTGAGCTGTCCATATCTCGACGAGTTAATAGGGCCTCTAACTTTTCTCCTGACGAAGAAAACACTGGCTCTGTAGTAACTTTCCAATCAAGCCCTGAAGCAACAAGAGCATCTTCTAAAGAAGGAGCTTGTTCAAAGCTGTGACCTAGTTTATGCCAAGGTGCCTGACCTACGTACATCATTTTTTCTATTTCGTGACTCATTTTACCCTCCAAGGTATGTGTTTAATTAAAATTACTACACCTCTATTTAAAAGTCAACAGTGTTTTTGCATATTTTATAAAAAGGGTAATCTTAATTATATAGGAGATACAATGGATAGTTTAATATGCTGCGACTGCAAAAACCCTAAAGAAATCAATAGCTTTTATAAAAATCAAAAAAGATGCAAAGATTGTACCAAAATAAGAAACAAAAAATTCAAACAAAAAAACCCAGAATATTACGCCGTAGGAGGCAAGGGCGATGCCTATTCTAAAATAGAAAATCTAGAGGAGTACAACAAGTCTAGATATTCAAAATACAAAAGCCGCTACAAAGACTACAACCTTAATTTCCGACAATCGCCGAGAGGTGCCCTTTATAGTGTACTTGAGGCGGTCAGAGGTCGAGCGAGAAAAGCAGGCTACAGTCTTGATTTCGATTTGGATTACCTAATCACCCTTTTCGATAATCAAAAAGGGAAGTGCGCAGCCACTGGAATTTGTTTTGATTTTTCCAACGAGAGCAGATCCAAAAGATTCAGACCTTTTTCCGTTTCCGTAGACAGAATTAACTCTTTTGATGTTTACAAAAAAGAAAACATAAGACTGGTTTGCGTTGCTTTTAATTTGGCGGTAAATTCATTCGGTGATCAAGTTTTCGAAACCATAGCTAAAGGGTATTTAAAATGTTTATCTAAATCTACAGAGTGATCAAAACTGTCTTTGCGAGCCTTCTTTATAAAGGTCTTGCAATTCTTTAATAGAAGCGCAAGCGCTCATATCTAAAACAACCTCAAGTGCTTGATTATACTCGTTAAATATGTTTTGAGCCGAGCCCGTCTTGCGTATCAAATCAATATTGTCGTCCGTATCATTGTGAGAGTATATTTTATACTGATTGTTATCTACTTCGATTAGATCTCCAATCGCTTCATCGGTCCCCGCCAATGCGTCTGACAAAACAACCTTATCGGCTCCAACCATCAAAGCTTTCACCGCGTCAATAGGTTTAAATATTTCATCATAAACCCATATTTTTTTGTTAGTAAAACTTTTTATTGCTACTATGTCGCTCAGACCGATAGAGTAAAAAAGTTTTGCGGCTGTGGGCATTTTTAAAATCACTCCGTCAGAGTTTTCAAAAAAACGACCTCGACCAGATATCGTCACCATAATAATAAGCGAATCGCGTGTTGAGTGTTTTTTTTCATAACTTAATTTAATTTGATCTACCCATAGGTACGTAAGTTTCATATCGCTTTGTTTCACAGAGTCTATCTCTACTATGAACTTACGAAACCCCAGGTCGACAGCAAAATCTATTTGATGTTTTATTCTTGATGTAGCTACCTCTGGCTCAATCGAATCTTGTCTAAATTTAAGAGTAAAGAACGATTCGGGATCTTTGGGCACCGTGCCAACTCTTATACAAGACTCAATTTTGTTTTTATGAGCCAGCGAAATCAGCTCGTCAGATGTTATCGACCTATTCCAAGTCGTTACGAAGGCCTCTTGCGTTTCCTGATTCGTTTTTTCTTCACGACCTAGTATGGGCATCGGAAGCTTAATTTTATCAAAAACACTTGTATCAGATAGCGTAATAAGATTTAAGTTTTTCATTAGTCGATCCCTAAAAATCTCGGAGTGCCGTCCGAGTAGAATCTTAAAGTGTCTTCTGATGGGTTATCGAAATTCACACTAGCTTGGGATTTTGCAACAGCTAACAGGGTTCCATTGCAAGCCTCGTAACCCTTTTTGATATATTTTTGCATTCTTTCAAGGGTCGACAAAGGAAAGGTAATTTTGTTAATTCTTAAATGTTTGGCTAAAGTGTCCTGAAAAAAAGTAGGAAGCGAGAAAAACTTATCATCAACGAGCATGGCCCCACAAATAGTAAAATCAAAAGAGTCTATTACCTCTGTTGTTTGCATGTTATAGTACTTAGATTTTATAATTTGAATCCAACGGTTTTTGAATTTGAAATTAGCTAGTTGAGTATTCTCGTTCATCTTTTCGCCTTCTTTTTCTAAAAAGGCTATTAATTTATCCTCAGCTTCTTTAGTTTGACAGAATACGTCGATATCCTTAACTTCTTCATCTGAAAGATAGTCTCTTATAGCTCCGCCCGCAATAGCGTACTCTGTAGGAATAAGACCGCCTTCTTTTATAGGCTCAAAGAATATTTTACGATAATAGAATATCATTTTATCGACGTTTTTCATTATACTCCCGTACTTCCAAACCCGCTAGTTCCGCGATCAGTATCTTTTGTAAATCCATCCATTAGCTCTGGCTCCAAAATCACCACAGGAGCTAAAACTGCTTGAGCAATACGATCTCCGCGCTTTACTAAATAATCTTCTTGGCTCGTATTCCAAATAAGAGCCGAACAGTCGCCCTGATAGTCTTTGTCCACAGTTCCAACAGAATTAGCCAACCGCAATCCAGTTTTTAGCGACAGGCCAGATCTCGGTCGAACCTGAATTTCAAATCCTGCAGGTATATCAAAAGCAATTCCAGTTTTTACCTGTAGGGTTTTTCCTGCAGGAATCAACACGTCCTCAACCGCCGACAGATCTAAACCGCTGGCGTCTTTTGAGCCTCTTGTCGGAACAATAGCATCTTCTCTTAATTTAACAACTCCAAGTTTCATATTTTCTCCTATGGGATTAAGTTCGTTACTACGTAAATGCCAAAGTTATATCCTATTGCAAAAATAACAGCAAATAGAACATAGCTACACAATCTAAGCTTGGTTTCTTCATTCATATTTTGGACACCAGTGACTATGGCCATACACGCCAGCTTTTTCAGAACCGCATTCGCATTTTTTCTCAACCATCGAAGGGATTCCTCTAAAATCGTCAAAAGTAAGAGGATACCTACTTTCTTCTAAATCTATTGCCCATTTACTCATGCCATCATCCCACACATGCTTATCGCCCTTGTAGTCGGTAAAAACATAACCGTGATCTGGCCTTTGTATAAGCTGGCCATTAGGGGCGTAAATATAACTACTTCTTCCGTTTGGTAGTTTTTGATTTGACATTTTTATTTCTCTTTTTTGGTTTTGTGGCTTTTGTGGTAATTTTGTAATTATGATAAAAGATATCAGGGGCTCCAAAACTTCTAGCGGCTTGCAATGCAGCCTTTTCTACCTGTTCTGCGGGAGGCCAAAAAGAATCAATAGATTTTTCCAGACCGTCGTTTATTTTAAAAACCGTGTCCGAAACGAGCTTGTCCGTTTCTGTTTTAAAATCTTCGGCTTCCTTACTTGTGTGGGAGCATCCTCGCCGCTCTTCTGCGATCTGATTCATCAGCTCTTTAATTTTTTTGTCTTTTTCAGCCAAAGCCTCTTCGGTCTCACCATCATACTTAAATAAAAAATACTCTCCGCCAAATACCCATCCAGAAACAAACCCAATAAACACAAATAATAAGATTTCCATTATTTTTTCCTTTTTGCCATCTTCTTCGATTTTTTAGAAACTGTCAACTTTTTTTCTTTAGGGAGCAAAAGATCAAACTCATCTTGGGCCGATTTCAGTCTAAATAGTTGATTTTCAAGGACTTTATGGCCCTGATCGACTCTTTTTTGAGTAATATCTAGTAAAAGTTTATTAAACGCTATCTGTTTTTTTAATTTTTCCATATAACCTCTAGCTCATATTAGTGTAAAAAATGCAAGATGTCAATACCGATACTATAGATAAAAACAGGTAATCTTTAAGGTATGGGACGGTTTCTTTCACCCTAAAAAGGCAAGTGATTTCAAATGCTTAAAAAAGAGATTCGCATAGCTGCAAAACTAGATACGGGTGAATTCGACAAAACTGTCGGCGACATGCAGCGTAAGATGAAAGAGATCTATTCAACGCCCTCGGCCAGAGGCGATGTCAACCTGCAGGACCGTCTAGCCAAGGCTGGATATGGCTCAGCGGCCACAGATCAACAACGTCGTCAAGCCGACATACAGGACACTCAAAAAAGAAGAAGCGAAGAAGAGCATTTTAAAAAAATGCTTAAAAGCTATCAAGATATCAATAAAGAATTAGACGCTAGAAAAAAGATCATGGACGATCTTGAAAAAACCAATCAAAAAATGTTTACCGCTGAAAAACAGCAGTACGACAGCCTACTATCTACAAAAAAAAGACTACAAGACTCTTTAGGCGCTAGCCTAGATAGAAAAGAAAGGCCCTCTTTTTTAAACATTGCTCAAAGTTTTCAGCGCGGAGGTATTAGCGGCGGCTTAGGCGCTATGGGCATAGGAGCCTCTGCTTTAGGGTATCTAGGCCTAGCTGGAGCGGCTGGCGCTATGGGAATGAACATGTATAACACAAACATGGTCGCTCCCCAAATTGCGCTATCAAATAACGCACAGGCTACCCAAATAGCAAGTTCTCGGTTAGTCAGAGCGGCTCAAGGAGCAGGTGCTTTTGAAGACGTGTATTCTGGAAACCGAATCGAAGCAGAGTCTTTAGCAAAGGAAAAATACTCCAAATCTCCCCTTAGTGATATTTTTTCTTCAAAACCAGGCTCTATTCTGGGAAATCCATTAATCGTTGGAGCCTTGACACGAAAGGCTGGTCTTAAGTATTCCGATATTTATGAATCTGGTCGGACATCTGAATATGCCCAAAACATTCAGTCTAATTTTGAAAACTTAAAACAAAAAGACCCTCTTCTTAAAATTGGCGTGGATTATTTTGCTCAAAATGGACAAAGAGACCTTGGAGTCCAGAGATCTCTAGGCATGAATCAAGGCGACCTGATGTCTTTTTACAATCAAGGGAATAGGGCTGGATTTACAAGAGATCAGCTTGGCGGAGCAGCTGCTGGAGTTCTTGGAGCTGGCGGGTCTACTCGAATGGCTCAGGGCGCAGCTTTTACAAATAGAATGCAATCGGTCTATAACATGACAAACGCAGCGCAGGACCTCGGCTCTATTTCGGGAACTTTGGGAGACGCTGGAGCGTCGCAAAATACATATTTAAGAATTATGTCGGAAGCTGTTCGACTAGGTTTTGATAAATCTCAGTACGCAGAAGAAAACAGAAAATTTACAAGCATTGTTGCTCAGACAATTGGCTCTATGGGCGTTAGATCTGAGGGAAAAGCTAGTGAAATAGCATCCCAAATATCTAGCTTTGTTACTGGAAACACAATGAGAGATATTGGTATTGGGCAGTCCAACTTCGATGTATTTCAGAGCCGTCAAATAGAAGGCGGATCACGAGAATATTTAAGACTTTCATCTCTTTCTTCTAAATTTAAAGGCTTGAATTCTCAAACCGCAAATTCTTTAGCCAGTATGCCAGAAGGAAGTATTGATACATCCAATCCTGAATTTCAATATCTTTACGAACAAGTAAAAAAAACAAATCCAGACATTGGTTCTATATCAGAGTTTAAAACAGAGGTAGACAGGTCTAGAAGATACGGTCAAAGCGGCTTAGCTGGAGCAAATCTGGATAAGCAAATTTCAAAACTAAGATCTATGAGGGCCTACTATTCTTCTGGCGAAGAGGCTATGAAAGATCCAGAGTTTCAATCAACTCTAAACGAAGCGATGATGGCTCAGCGCTTTATTGATGAAAAATATAAAAACGCACCTACCGACGTTCTTCGTTCGTCTATTTTAGGACAGGCTGACTTTGGATCTGGTGGGACGGAATCCCAACTAGACCCAACACTTAAAGGCGCTACAGTACAAGATCAGATTAATAAATACAACGCAGCCCAAGAAACAAGATTTAATGAATCTATTTCTAGAGCTGGCGAACAGCTCTCTCGTTTAGGAAATGCTGCAGAACCTTTAATTGATGCTATTATTAGATTAACAGGAGCATTTACTTCTGCTTACGCAAAGGCTGGGACCGACGTCGAAAGATCTAGCTTATCTCGACAGTTTAATGAAAAATTAAACCAGCTCACTCCAGAATCAGTATCTCCAAGAAGATCTGGCTCTTCAACTAGGGAGCCTTAATGCCTAAGGCCTATACTTACGATCTTAAAAGTAAATCTGTAGATCACTACCAGTCTAGCCCGACTTGGCTTTGCACTTTTATCAGATGGACAAACAGAGACACTTTGAATTTTGCTTCAGCATCTGGACCCGAAACAAAGCTATCGACACGTGACGTGATGTGCGTCAAAAATGATTGCATTGCTTTTTCTATATCTGGGAACAAATCATCTCCAAGCCAGCAAATTCAGCTAACTTTAAAATCTCCGACAATTGACTATTCTGCCGCCATAGGTACGGGGGATTTTTTGTGTTTTAATATTTTGGGCTCAGAAAAAGAAATAGATGAGGTTGAAAAGCTCGCCAAACAACTAAAGCCAATCAATGATTTTAAGCAAGGATTTAAAGGGCTTTACAAGGTTCACTCAGTTACTAAAAAAATAAGCATACAGCCCGAATCAGGAACTAAGTTCGTAGTCTATCAAATATCTGCTTTTAGTTTCACAGAGTTAAACAATAAGCTATATTTTCAACCGCTCCTTACTCAGCTAGATGCCAACAATCAAGGTCTTTACTTGGCCCGACTAGGCACTGAAGCCGCTCGTCTTAATTTTACAAAAAATGGAAGAAATGCGCAAGATATTATCAAAACTTTTATAGATTCCACTTTAGGAAATAAGTCATTTTCTACTAATTATTCTGGGGATAAGGACGATATTTCTCCCAATACTCAATTTTATATCCCCTCTTCTGTTGGAAACCTGTTAGGAATAGAGCCCAAAGGCTCCAACTTTACAGTTAAAGACATTATGTCATATATATATGGCATTCAAAAATACGATTCTCAGACTTTTTTGCCTACACCAAATTTAGAACCAATTCAGGGAACTTTTTTGGTTCAGGTAGACTATTTTAATCAAACCCCCCTGTGGTCTGTGTTAAATCAGTACCTAAATTCTCCCATTAACGAAATGTATACTTGCTTTCGAACAAACGCAGACAATCAGGTTGTTCCACATGTCATTGTCAGACAGACCCCATATTCTTCGCCAAAGTATACGGGCAAGCTTGCTACTCAGTTCCTGACTCTTCCACGATGGAGAATATCGGCAGATCGATTACTAGATCTTTCCGTTGCAAAAGACGAGGCGCTAAGAACTAATTTTGTGCAAATTTTTGGTCAAATACCAGGCATCAGTGGAATCGCTCAACAACAAGCTCAGGGTAACTACCAATTAGACATTGAGGATATAAAAAAGCATGGTCTAAGACCTCTTGTTTTTACCACTAACGGAGATTCTTTGGTTGGCGAAAATAAAGGAATTTTTCAATCTATAGAATGGACAAAGCTTATTGCTGATATCCTAATTGGCGGCCACATGAGACTAAGTGGCCAAATTACCGCAACGGGAATTTACGAACCCATTACCCACGGCGACAATTTTCAATTAGAAAACACAGTTTTTCACATAGAGGGCGTAACACATGCGGGAGGAATTGACAACTCTGGAGACAAAAGTTTCTATACAACTCTGATTTTATCTCACGGCGTTATCGATACCTCAGAAACCGATGCTATCGAATATCCAAACAACAATAATAAATCTCTTAACGATTTAGAACGAGACAGCTATCAAGAATCAAGACTCCTTCCTTCTAGTTCTGGAGATGGTAGCCTAGACAGCTCGCCTCAGTTCGATTTTAATTTGCCTAACGAAAAACAAAGATTTAACAAAACAGAAAACAGAAAACCAAAAAACAAGGATAAGAAAAAATGATGAGATCTGGCGCAGTTCCTCCGCATTTTCTTTCTTATGACGATGGCTCTCTTTCTGGCTTCAATAAACGTTTTAAAAACTTTTCTTTAAAGCTGGGAATTGTTATAAAAAAACACAACCCTAAAGCAAAAACCAATTTAAGCAAAAACTCGATAGAGTATGATATCTTGGTTTCTGAAAACAATGCAAATGCAGATTCTAGTTTTATCACGTACAGAAACTGCCAAGTAATGGAATTGTTAGGAGGAATCGGAGATTTTTCCGAAAAAACATTTAGGGTTCAGTCAAAGAAAAAGACCAAGCTTGACGGATACGACGCCAATAATCAGGACGGTTCTCAAGTGCTGCTTCTTTGTCTAAACGGCTCAAGCGAAAGAGCTATTATTATTGGAGCGCTTAAACATCCAGATAGAAAAACGAAGCTTACTGGTGACGGAAATCAGTATTTTTCCTCTTTTAATGGAGTTGACTTTAAAATTGAAGACGACGGCTCTTGTAAACTTACTTTTAATGGCGCTACCGATTCTGAAGGTGTAGCTAAAGACAAAACCCAAGGGGTTACTTTTTTAGAAATAGAAAAAGACGGAAGCCTTCAGATTACTGGAAACAATTTCTCAATGCGTCTTCAAAAAGACGGAAAATCTTTCGTCGAGCTTCAAGATCTTTTTAGCCTAAAAAGTAAAAAATCTGTAAGTTTTACATCCGAGGACAAAGATTCTGGAAATAAAGCCAGTCTGTCACTAGACAATGGAAAAATTTTGGGATCTGGCACTGGATTTGATTTGAGCATATCTGGCTCAGCCAGCATGAGCTTTGGGGAACTAAAAGCTTCCATCCAAGGCAGCGCTACAATAAAAACCCAATCTTTAAATGTTGACGCCGCCAGCATTATTAAGATAAAGTCATCCAATATGACATTAGATTCAAATGTTTCTATCGGCGGCGCTGGCGGCGCTCCAGCAGTAATACGATCTACTGAATTTTTCGGTACTGACGGAGAAGGCGCTCCAGTTCGCTCTCTTGCTATCGGTCCATTTTCTAGAAAAGTGAGGATCGTATGAAACTTGTCGTTATCTATTTTGCTATATTTATTATTATGTACGCGAGCATGATCAGTCCAAAACTTGTTCGCGTAGAATTAAAAGCTGTATGGACCTTTATCAAAATCATGCTAGCTTTAACGGCATTCAGGATTGCGGGATACCTAATTGACGGGACCCTTCCTGAATTAGAAACCCAACTACCTTATAACTATTTTTTAGTTTGGTGGGAAGATGCGATATTTACCCTACCTTTATTAATTTTAAAATACAAAAACGTATCCAATAAAATTCTAATTCCTTTAATGGTGATGTCGTCAGTCGCTTTTGCTTCTGCTCATATTTATATTGATCCTTGGTGGGCTGCTTTTTTGCTATGCTACGTGTATTATTTTTCCTATAGAAATGGCTTAAAATATGGATTGGGGACGGTTATGGTATGCCACGTATTGTATGATTTAACTATTGTGTACGGAACTAACCTAATGTTGTGGTTTTAACATGGAAAAAAGAAACAACTCAGATTTAGAATGGTGGGAGGATCTATTGAGACAAGAAGACGGACTGTTTTATGTATGTAGTGATTTAGAACTTCTAACGACACCAACAGGTCGATTTGGATTCTCTAAAGAAAACGCTGAAAAGATTTTTGATAAAGCCATTACTGGGTTTCAGGCCATGACAGAAGACCCTTCCGTAGCCGAAAACGAAAGAAAAGCAGCGTTAATGTCTATACATCATTTAAAAATAGTTCCATTAAGGTATCATTAAATGCCGCTAACCAAAACAGACCGTATCAATTTTAGTGAAAAAATAGCCTCTTCCGTAGAGGAGATCGCTCTTGCTGAACAAGATAAGCAAGACGTCGCACTAACTCAGCAAAAAGATATCTCACTAGATAACGGACACAGAACTCTGTTTTTAAACAAAAACATACTGGTGACTGGATATCAAACCGAATTGACCATGCTTGACGGCAATAGCAGGACCGTAATTTCTGAGCAAGATATGGTAGATTCTGCCAATTTTGTTTTAAATAATTTTTTCTATCCTAGAAGCGCCAGCAATCCTCCCCCATCACTAGCTCCTTCAGTGTGGACAAAAACCAAGCCGTATGCAAGAAATAAAGCTGTTGGAAAACTTTTTAACGAAACTTTTGGACCCGCAGTTACAAAAGAAAGCGATTTAATTGGAGCTATAAATTCAACACTGTCCACTATCAACTCTTACTCTCAAATAGAAAAAACTACAGGACAGTCCTGCGATGGAAATAACGGAGTCTGTTCCAATCCTAGTTATACCACACAAATACAGTGCGTATTAAATGGAGAGACTTGGACTCCGCTACCAGACGTGATAGCCAACGATCCAACACTTCAAGGGCTGATGACTACTTTAATATCTCAAGTTAATTCATGGAGAAGTTTTTTAGTTACTCAACAATCGAATGTACTGACAATAGATAGCGACCCTACCAGATCAGCGCAGAATGTTACAGCTGTTGGGCAGATAGTGGCTACAATATCCAACATAGATACTTGGCTAGCTTTTCCTAATTTTGACACAGCTCACGGACAAACCACCTGTGTTGGATTTAATTCATACAATCCATTACTACTAGACCCTACCAAGCTACAGGCTACGCAGCTTTTTGTTTTAACGACAAACATATCCATCAGGAGCGCCTTTTTGCCTACTAGACAAGGACAGCTTCTTACGAATCTTGGATCTGTAACTCAATCACTGGTTGACGGAACTTACACAGGCACGGGTCTTTATTTTCAACGAATGCAATTTATCAGTCTTCGGCTTGATATGCTTGGCGGATCTTTAATTAACGTAAAAGGTTTAGAAAAATCAATTACGGCGATTGACGAAAAGATTGCCAATATTCAAAACTCTACGGCCATATATAATACTCTTCTTGTCTGTACCAATTTAGTAGCTCCAAGCAATAACACAAAAATAATTCACGTAAAAAACTCTCAAGGTTTTAGTGTTGGAGATCAGGTATTTATCAAATCAACAAACCAAGAAGAAATCGTCGTTCAGATAGAATCTATTAACAGTAATTCAATTACGCTTAGTAAAAAGATACCAGCCAAGTATCGCGAGACCGAATTAGCAAGAATGTATAAAGATATTTCCTAAACAGTGTGGCAAAAAACTATAAAATGCTCAATTAAGTATCTTTCTTCTGGTAGCATTTTTTTATTTAAGCACATGTACAGCACATCACAAACTAAATCGTAATGAACGATTACTTCGTATTTTTCTTTTAAGGAAAGTCTTTTTGCGATTTCAAACAGCTCCGCATCGCTAAACCCTCTCAAATAGTCTAGCTTACTGTCCATCTCGGTCCATTGAGGATGGACACAATTTTTATCAATTTCTTTTATTGTAGATATGACCTGATCTAGATATGGAGATCTGTCTCTATTCATATGGACTGCACCGACTAAACATTTCTTCTATGTAATAGCTCCATCTTTTTTCTAAGCATTGAGTAGATGTTAGCTCTGGGGACATTATAGATCGAGAGCACCCATCTTCAAAATACAACAACTCTCGATTGCTTTTGTTTGGCTCAATAATTGGCTCGTAGTCAATACCGTTGTGGTCATGACTTCTGTTGCATATACAATGGACGAGTTCGTGGAAAACCAAAGCCTGTTTTCTTAGTTGACTTTCGGAATTAAAAAAGTCACCATCAATTGCAATCTCGCTGGTCCCGTCAACAAATCTGTAGCAAACGCCTATTCTGTTTCCTGCCTGTGGCTCGATTCCTATGGATGTTTTTGAATAGCTTAAATCATTTAATTTGTTTTTTGATAAGTTAATAAAATCTTCAACATAGGGCTTAATTTCAGGATCGATACCACTGAATCTTTGCGCTATCCTAAATTCTTTATGAACACAGCTAGGACTTAACATAAACGCCAAAAAAAACAGTATCGTGTGCAAAATCTTTCTCATAACTATATAGTATCTATAACAAATCCGTTCAATCTTAAGAGTATGGCTAAAACCTTTGGACAGATACCAACCCCAGACATAGATTCAAGTCTAGACTCCTTAAAAGCTAAGGCGGGTTTGCCCACGGCATCATCCCAAGATGCTAAAAATCCAATAATTTCAACAGCTTGGGATTCCATTGATGCAAAAAATAGCATGTTTAAGCCTATTACGATCGACGGCGCTCGATGGAATAAAATGTTTCCGTATCGATTTCTTGTCGTGGCCGAAAACGAAACTGGCGGTTTTTCTATAGTTACCGCTGAAGGCGCTAAGGTTTTTGATAAAGTGTCCGTTGTAAAAAATACAGCAAAGGGCCAAACCAGACTGTCTTTTTCAGCCCCTATCGCTAATTGGGAATACTGGCTTCCGATAACTCCTCAACAGCTATCGGTTTCAACCCCATACGCTATTTCCAATACAGCCTTGTTGCGCGGAATCATGGAAGAGCACAATGGCGTTAAATATAAAATTATCTCAATGGCGGGAACTTTCGGGGTATGGCCTAATCGACCTACCGTAAACGCAAAAACTCCTTCTGGAGTAGCTTCTTTTTTTACAGGAACTATAGCCGCTGCTGGAAATTTAGCCAATCAGGTCTCGGCTCTTTCAGGCAAGATCTCAGCTTCTGATGACATATCAAATAATGAAGGCGGTTTTGCTGGAACTGGATACGCCCATGCTTTATTGTTAGATCAGTTTCTTGAACAATACGCCGAAGCTAAAAAAAATCCAGAAAATGCAAGATGGAGACTTGTTTTAGATATACCTAAACAAAACCAGTCTTTTTTGGTCACTCCCATTCAATTTGTATATAATCAATCAGCAGAATCTCCAAATGAAATCAAGTATAGCTTGCAATTAAAAGCATATAAAAGAATAGATCTAAATGCGAGCGCGTTTGAAAACAACACTCTCCAAGATCTTTCCCCTTCTTCTTTGCAAAGAGTTGTTTTTGCTGTGGCTCAGTCTAGAAGAATTGTATCCGCAGCTTTAAATTTAATCAAAGCTGTTCGATCTGATTTTCAAGCACCCCTTAACACGCTAAGACAGGTTTCTTTATTTTGTAAAGATCTTGCTGGGATACCAGCTGCGCTAATTGACCTCCCTAACCAACTACTGTTTGATTTGCGGTCTGCTATGACTGACACAATAAGTAATTTAGAGGACAGTGCTCAGATTTTACAAAAAGCACAAAATAGAGATAAGCTTCAAATATTTAAAGAACAGAAAAGATCTACAGAGGGGCTTTCCGTTAGTGCTGTCGAAGGCGGCCAATTAGGCCAAACAGCAATAAACAATCTCAAGACTTCCGAAATTAATAAATTTTTTAAATCTCCTGAAGAATCTTTTGACATATTTAACGCTGTTGACGTTTCTTCTTTAAGTCTTACTCCAGAGCAGCAAGACGCTGTAGATAAAGAAGTAGAGGCTGTTCGTAATTTTACAGTAGACGACTTAAGAGAAAAAAGAGCCGAAATTTTAGACCTTGCTGTAAGAATTGCTAATAATTTTGGAGCAAGTACTGAGCTTGTTAGTAAGATTTATAACAAGCCCGCTCCTTATGAGCGCGTACAAGCAATGACAATTGACGAGTACGTTATATTAAAAAGTCTTTACGATGTCATTCAGTCTATTGATGTGATTACAGCTTCTAGTCAGCTAGACGATCTCAGAATCCAAAACGCTTATGATTTTGTAAACGACCTTGCCGATCTAAATGATATTCCATTTAATACCGCTACAGCTAAAATATTGGTGCCCGTACCATACGGCTTAAATATGGAACAAATAGCATACAGATATCTTGGCGATGCCGATCGATGGCTTGAAATAGCCACCCTCAATGCTTTAAAAGAGCCCTATATTGATGAAGTTGGATTCAAAAGATCTTTTTTATCAAACGCCGATGGAAGGCAGTTTAATATAGAGTCAAAAGAAAATCTTAATATTGGTCAAAAAATTACAATAAAAAGTATTGCTCAGCCGCCCACTCAGCGCCGCATTACAAACATTGAAAAAATTACAGATAATAACTATTTAATAAGCGTGGACGGAGAGGCTGATCTTGACGTATACACCACAACAGACTCATCTTATTTACAGGCTTATTTATCAGGAACCGTAAACAGCCAATCTCAGATTTTCATACCTTCTGGCGAAACCGCTCCCGACGATATAAGATCTAAGGTTGTCCCCATAGCTTCTCAAGACGCTCTTGTTGGCATGTCTAAAATAGACTGGCTACAGACCGAAGATGGCGACATAGCTTTAGATGCTTTTGCCGAACCAAGACTTGCATACGGCCTAAACAATCTAATCCAAGCCCTAAAAATGAAGTTTTCCGTTGCGGCAGGTCAGCTGATCAAAAACCCTAAATTTGGAGCTGGCGTATCTGTCGGCGAAAGCACAGCTGACATAGAGTTAAGAAATCTTTACTCCCAAGTCAGAGAGACTATTATATCCGACCCTAGATTTAGCGATATCAATAAATTAGAGATATTCCTAGATGGCCCAACACTTACGTTTAACGTATTGGTTACCATAGCCCAAAACAGAGGGATTTTGCCGATTTCATTTAGCGTAAGCTCCTAATGATACTATAGATTTGGGTGAAAACCGATCAATCTTAATGGTATCAAGAGGTATTGAATGGCTGACAAGACTAACGTACAGAGTTACGACCAATTTTTAACCGATCTTTTAAGTGCGTATCAGGCAAAAACTGGCGTTAACGATAACTCTCAAGCCTCTTTAATAGTTTCTTTTTTCGAAGTCGTCGCTTTGACTGGCGGTCGAATATCTGGTGATATCTTTCAAATCTTGAGAGATCGATCTGTAGACCGAGCCGAAGGCGACGAACTAAGACGAATTGCTGCCGATGAAAAAGTTCGCGAAATACCAGCCCGAGTAGCCACGGGAACTGTAAAAATCACAGATACCTCTTTTAATAAAATCGCAACAAAGGTTTACGCTGGAACAAAAGCTCCTAATATCGGATCTACTCAAATACCAATTTCTAACGCTACTAATTTTCCAGCAAGTGGATCTATTTATATAGGTCGCGGAACCGCTAACGTTGAAGGACCTCTTTCTTACACATCAATAACTCCAAGCGGCAGCTATTCAATTATTAATTTATCAGTTCCTACAAATAAATTTCACAACATAAATGAATCTGTAATTTTAGCTCAAGGCGGCGTCAGAACAATCCCTATCGGAACAGTCGTTAAGGCCCCTGCCTCTGGAGCAACCGAAGATATATCTTTTACAGTAAATCAATCTGCTGTTATTTTAGATGGCGAAGTTTCAGTATCTAACGTCTCTGTTGCTGCTCAAAAAGCTGGCATTTCAGGAAACGTTCCTTCTGGAGCGATTAAGGAAGTAAATGGGCTTTCTTTTGCAGCCGCCGTAACAAACGAAATAAAATTCTTTTCAGGGCGAGATATTGAAACTGACGAAGAGCTTAGAATTAGAATCAAGCGAGCAAGACTTTCAAAAGGACTTGGTACTGATTTAGCTATTAAAAATTCAGTTATCGGAGCTACTCCGTCCGACGAGCAAACATCTATCGTAAGTTCTGAAATAGTTAGATCCGACAACCAAACCTTTTTGTACGTAGACGATAACACTGGATACGAACAAAAAACAGCTGGAGTAGGCTTAGAGTATTTAGTAGACTCTGCCCTTGGTGGAGAAAAAGTTTTTCAATTAGAAACTGGCGGAAGACAGTCTAGCGTCGTAAAAGCGTTTATTGCTTCTAATTTACTAAGCCCTTTTGACGTAAAAGGCTCTGATGCTTTGGCCATAACTGTAGGCGGAGTAACCACTGAACATGTTTTCAGTTCTTCTGATTTTACAGCCGAGGGAGCCGCGACGTCTTATGAAATCGTAGCATCTATTAACGGAAACCCTGCTTTAGATTTTCAGGCCGCTACTACAGAAAATGGAACAAAATACAGAGTTTTTGCAAAATCGGAATCTAACGAAAATATACAAATTGCCTCTCCATCTACATCTGGAAGAGATGTTGCTGTTTTAACTGGAATGCCATCAAACGAATTTCAGACCATTAGGTTATTTAAAAACAAGCAGCCTCTTTCTAAAGACGGACAACTAGCTCAGTTGTTTTCAGAAAATCAAACCAATTGGTCAAACCTTATAGCTAACGGCGATACTATTACTGTGGCTGTGGATAACACGGCCCCAATCACATATACAATTCTTGATGCCGACTTTATTAACGAAGGAACCTATCCAAGCGTATCGGCAAATAACTCTTTAGAAAGCTGGATTAATGTATTAAACGCCAAAGTAACTGGAGCCACATTTTCCATTATTGGAGATCAAATAGCCGTATCTTCAAATCTTGATAGATCAAGCAGAGCTAAAATTGAAATCGATCCATCATCAAGCCTAGTCACTAAAGGAATGTTTACAGCATCTCAAGGCCTTTTGATTTCTGGCAAAGATTCTGATTTTACTTTTTCCGTAAACACGGCTCAGATAACTCTTACGGAACCCTTGTCTGTCGGCGATGAATTGACAGTGGGATCTTTTGAAACCGAAGCCCGTCTTGAATCTGTTCAAATCTTAGGAGGAAGTCTTACTTTTTCTTCAGATGCTTATTTATGGTTTGTTATTGACGATCTTCTATCGGAAGCGATCAACACTGGACTAGCGACTAATTCTATTTTAAATGTTTCAAAGCCTTCTGCTAATATATTACGTTTTGATACTACCACAGCAAACGCTTTCAGTACTCTTCAGGTTGGCGACTATGTAATTGTTTGGAGTCCTCAGGTAAATGCAAGCAATAGACTAGAAGCTCGCGTAAACGCTGTAACAGCAACATCTTTTGATATCAAAATAACTCCTGCTGAATTTGCCTCTGCTGTGGCGGAAGCTGGTTTAGTTTATCAAGAAGGTATCAGCTTTTCTAGAACATCTTCAGTTCCGTTAAAATTAAAAATCGCATCTGGAACCAAAACATTAAGTGAAATTTCTACGGAGCTTACAGCTCAAACGAAAGCCCTTAGCTTTTCGGTCCTTTTAGATGAAAAATTAGTAATCAAAACTTCTACGCGAAGCGTCGGCGGATCTTTACAGTTTATCACAGCAAACCAATCAGCATCCGTTTTGGGTTTTTTGGCTGGATCTAAGGACGTATCAAAAGATTCTCTTGTAAGTTTTTATGAAACTGATTTTACAGAAGGCTCGTTCCCACTATTTGCTCACTCGTCATACTCAGCAGGAACTTCGGCCAATCCTCCAGATTCTTTTATTTCTAGTGCCTCGTCGGTATTAAATCTTAGCATTGCAGGCTTTGACCCTAATTTATCTATCGGTCAGCTTCAACCATTCGGTTCTATCTTGGACACCCTATCACCTAAAAGAATAACAATAGCTAACTCTGTTGCTGGTTCTAACATAGGCTTAAAACAAGACTCGTTCATTAAACGATTAAGAGCTAGCGATCGATATTATGTGGCCAGTAATTTAGATTTTGGTCACGGCGACAACCTTGTTATAGTTCTTGATGACGACACGACAAACAAAACGTTTGATGTTCCGTTGTTTAGAGAAGCTGTCACAAATACAACGTTAGCTGTTAACCCTACATCGTTTAATGCCTACGATGTTGACGGAGGGCCTACAAATCCTTTCAGCACTTTTTTTGGTACGGCTTTTAAGTTTGATAATTTCAAGGTTTTAATGCAGGCAAAAAATGTAATGGAGCAAAATTCATTGCAGGACGCCCTTTTGTTTAGAGCTGTTTCTTGGGGTCGCTCTGGAGAAAGAATAAATGTTGGATACATATACCCAACAGTGCCAAACGCTAGCATCCAACACACCGCTGTAGCGGAAAAAGACTTATCTGTTAGACTTTCTTTGAAAAGCGGTGCCTCTGTTATTACAAACATAGACGGAACCACCGAATGGAACGTAACCATTACTCCAAACACTCCCGTTGCTGGAGTAGATCAGGTAACTTACACTTGGTCTGGAGTTGGCTCTAATCCAAACCTAGTTTCTTTAGTCGGCGGAGAGTATGTAAATATTAATGATCAGTCAGAGCTTTCTCTAGAAAACACTGGTGTTTTTAGAGTAAGTACTGAAATTGGTTTTTTGCCGACAGGTACAAGCTTTACGGTTGTTAGAAAAAACGGAGAAGCTTTAGCTGAAACTAATAAAGCCACCTTATCCGCCTCTGCTCTTTCTTTCTATTTGGCTAGTGCTACCACTGTATCTGAAATTAACTCATACGTAAATTCTACAGCTGGATTAAATGGCGTAATTAGCTCGTCAATACTTAATGACGGCGGCATCTCTGGATCTGGAGTTATATCAAAAAGTACTCTTGAATATACTAATTTTTTAAACGATTCTATCTATTTGTTAGACGGTATCAACTGGATATCTACTACAAACTTAGGAGCATCTCCACAATTTGTTTTAAAATCTCCACTATCTTTTCCCACAGCTACTGGATATGCTTTTAATCAAGGAGAAGTCCTAAGATTAGTACCTACCAGTATCGAACAGGTGGCCAGATTTACAAACATTCTTTCCGTTACTGGACTTACCACTTTAGGCGAGATATCGCTAGTCTCTAAAGACTCTAAATTAGAGATATCTACCAACACTGTTGGCGGTAGCGGTTCAGTTCAAATAGTTGGGGGTCAGGCAAACTCTGCGTCTGCAGTAGTTTCTGGAGCTTCGAACCTGTTTGAAAACCAGTACGTAAAAACAGAAATATCTTCCGCTGGTATTTTAGGTTTTCATAGTGATCAATATGTTAAATTAACCGCTGCTAATAAGCAAAAGAAAAATTTAGGAATATCGTCGTCTTCCGTTATTAAATTAACCGCCAATTCTCCGTCTGCTGGAAAAAGCTTTGTTGAATTATTCAATAAGCAGTCCAATGAACGATTTTTTGGTAACCCTAGGCACCATGTCAGATCAGAAGGCCGAACATTTCGAGTAGAAAAACAAGGAAATCTTGTATGTATCTCTTGGGACGGAACAGCTTCAAGCCCAGCTTTTGCAAAAACAGCTCAATTTAATTCTTTGCTTGGCGGAACCTATAATATTGAAAAAATATCAAACACTTCAAACGCAAGACTTAAGGTATTGACTGGAGACGCCAACTTTGCCGATCTTTCTATTGGAGATATTGTAACGTTTTCAAATATGGACGAGTCTGAAAACAATGGTGACTTTATTGTATTAGGAATATCTTCCGACGCTAAAGAAATTACATACATAAATCCTAATGCTATAAACGAATTGTCTTCTGGGGCGTATTTTTTAAATGATAATATTGAAATTCTTGGAGATACTTTTACTGTAGGCGGAATTTCCCTTGTAGAAGGCGTTGACTTTGTTGCTGGCTTTACCCTAAACGATACTGCTCAAAACTTATCGGCTGCAATATCAGCCCTTCCAAACGTTTCTTCTGAAGCGATTGGATCAATTGTTTTTGTATACGCAGATAATTTTGACGCATCGATTGCTATCTCCTACACTCCGTCTGGATTGCCAGCTGCGACAGTCTCTTCTGCATCTTTGGTTGGAAATTCTTTTGTTGATGGAGACTTTTCTTCGGTCCTACAAGTTTCTGAAGGCGATACAGTAACGCTGTCGTCTCCCTTTAATGTGTTAAATCGTGGACAGTTTAAAGTTATTCGCAGATTTAACGATTCGATATACATCGATAACGTAAATGCAGTAGAAGAAGACGTTTTATTACCAGCAAATACATTAAGCGGAATATACACTCTTGCAAGCTCTCGTTTCGACGTTACCAATAACGGTCGTTTTATGAAAGTTTCTTGGAACGGCGTTGGAGCTGAGCCATTTTTTGGAAACATAAAAGCTGGCACTGAAGTAACCATGAGTACGGATTTTTCTTTTTTAAATTCTGGCACTTTCATGATTGCTAAAGCCGAAGCTAAAAAACAGCAGATAACAAAGCTTACGGCATCTCTTGCCGCTGACATAACAACTGGTCAGTACTTTTTAATATATTCCGCAAACAATGCTTCTCAATACTACGTATGGTTTAACAAAGCAGGCGGCGGCGGAGATCCTATGGTTGTAGGATTTACTCCTATCCAAGTCAATATTGGATTAACCGACACAAAGCAGCAAGTAGCTGACGCAATGGCTGTAGCGATCGATGCTGTTTTAGACCTAGAGGCGGTTTCCGACAATGGCTTAGTTACTGTAACCACTACAGATTTTGGACCAGCGACTGACGCTGCCGATGTGAACGTTGGTGGAGATTTTTCTGCTGAAACAGTTCAATCTGGACAGCTAACTTTCTTTGAAGCCGTAAACCCATTATCAGCAAACGAATCAAACATAATCATAACAACAGCTACTAATTTTAGATTTCACCAACCTCAGATTTTGTTTTCTGAGTACGAAGCCACTGTTGCTGGCGACTTACTGCGAATATCCACTGACGTTTTGGGTACAGAAAACATAGGCTCTTTTGTGATCGAAGAAGTTTTGAGCGAAAACACTGCCGTTTTGTCATCTTTAGCTTCTACTACTGAAAAAATATCATTAGCGGCTAACGAGGCTTCGGTATTCGTTGAAGAAAAAAATCCATACGTCGGTTATAAAAAAATCAGATCTTCTAACCTAGACCCAGCCAATCCAGACAAGGCAAATTTAGTTTTTGACTCAAGATTTCAGTTTGAAAAAATAAATGAGTCTGCGAATATCTCTGTTTCTGGAATGTCTAAGCTAGGCTTTAGCACTTTAATTAAAAAGGGACTCGATAGCTACAGATACCATACAGGGTTAATTGGAGAAGCAAACAGAATTGTCTATGGCGAACCTAGAGATTCAATTACTTATGCTGGGGTAGCCGCCTCAGGATCTGAAATCTACATCAGAGAGTCTTTAATCAGACGAGTTAAGGTATCTATCAGTGTCAGACTTGAAACTGGAATACCATACTCTCAAATCGTTGAGCAGGTTAGAACCAATGTATCTGCCCTTATTAATGGAAATCCACTAGGACAGTCAATTGCAATTAGCGATATCGTTTCTGCAGTAAATTCTATACAAGGAGTTAACGCCGTATCGATAGCTTCTCCGCTTTACAATACTCTAAATGATACAATTAGAATTGGGCCTGAAGAAAAATCAAGAGTTTTAGATCTTGTTTCTGACATCCAAGTGAGTCAGGTAGGATAATATGGCTCGCAAAACAACGGTAGAATCAGAAATTAAAAGACTAAGATCTCTTTTGAATCCAGCAATTCGTGGTAAAAACACTAATATTATATTGGAGACGTTGGCTTCTGGGTACAGCTCTACTCTTATAAATCAAGCTGAATTTATTCACGATCAAATGTATATCATCACGGCAACGGATCGATATCTTGAGCAAAGACTTTCTGATTACGGATTATCAAAACCAGAAAACGTTGGTCTTGACGATGAAATTTTTCGACAGGTTGGTATCTCTGTCATAAACACTAAACAGATTAGAGATTTGCTTCATGAAATTTTAGCAATCATGTTTGGAGATGAAGCCACAAAAGCTTTTGCGGTTAGTACTGAGTTTCAGCCTTTTTCGCTAGAAGATGGCGACGATCTTCAAGTTAAGTTTGACGGACAGGCCCCTGTAACTATAGTCTTGTCGGCTGATTCTTTTACTAATATCAATACCGCGTCGGCACAAGAAGTGGCTGACGCAATTACCAAAGAATTGAGAAAACAAGGGAACTCGGCAACAGCCGTTATTAGAGATGACGGAACGAATGTATATGTTGCGCTTATGAGTGGAACCGATGGCCCGTCTTCTACAGTATCTGTTGTCGGAGGCAAGGCTCAAAATATTTTAAAATTCCCTAAGTCTAGAAATACTACTCAAAACGCATCCACTCAATGGACCATAGTTCAAGAAAATGGATTTTTGAAATTCACATGGTCTGGCGGAAGCGACCCTTCGGTTGGAAAAATAGCTGTTGGCGATTACGCTAATATTTACGGAGCTAGTTTTTCTGATCCAAATAAAGGAGCTTTTGAAATAACTGAAGTCTTGGGCGGTGCTGTTAACAATGCTTATTTTAAAGTAAGCAATCCTAACGGGGTCGATGAAATAGTTGTTCAGGGAACTGACGACGCTATTTTATTTTTCTATCCTGAGAAATTTAATTTAGCTAAAAAAACCAGATATGCGGCTGTTTTTCAAAGCGAAAAAAACCTATTACAGATTTTTTTACCAGCTACGACAAAAGTGGTTCGAAGAGAAAGGGCTGGAGCGGCTTATCTTAACGATAACTATATCTCTGGAACTCCTGATACTCTTGGCCCTTATATTTACGACCCATCACAACCGTTTGCGATTACGGATGTTGGGACCACCTCGACTGGATCTATCACTCCTTTGACTGACAGGGTAATAGAAGTAGCCGATTCGTCCTCGTTTCCAGATGAGTCTGGCTTATTAATTTTAGGTTACGGAACTTCTCATCAAGAAGGCCCAATCCCTTACATAGCAAGACCTTCGAACAATACGCTTCTTATAAGTCCCGCGTATACTGTACAAAAAAATCACCCAGCAGGAACGGATATCGCACTAGTCAATAACGGTCCTGTGGTAATATCCCAAGATGGATCTGATTATCCTTTTTATATTACAGACGTTGTTTCTGGAAGAATTTATGCTCAAGAATTAATTGAAATAGTAAAAGCGTCTGGAATTAATGTTGTGTATACGATTTTATATCCAAACGACATCGGGCTCGGAAAATACGGTACTGAAAATTCAGACAAAGTGATTGTGTGGGGTGAATGATGGTACTTAATGGCGCACTAGTAAGAATTTACATCAACGATCGCGAATACGGAACTGCTCAGCAAATTCAATACACAATTGAGTATGGAGAAAGCTCTATCTACGGAATAGACTCTGGATGGCCTCAAGAAATATCCTCATCTCGATGCGCTGTAGCTGGCTCGATATCAGGACTTAGAATGCAGGGATCTTTAGGCCCTCAAGGTTTTCAAGCCACTTCACTTTACCGAGACATTCAATCTGCGCCCTACATTAGCATAAGAATATCCGATAGAGTGTCTGGCGAAGACATTCTTACAATACCTTATGCTAAAATCAAAGCTGAGTCGACGACTATAGGTATTAAAAATACCGTAAAGACGAGTCTGTCTTTTGAGGGCTTAATGCCTATCCAGCCATTAGATAAAGCCTAGTGTAAAAAATACACTACTCTTGAACATCTGGAGTTAGTCTTTTTCCTCTAGTTCTGTGATCGCAGGAATCGCTATTGCACTCCCTGTAATACCAGTCCTCGCCAGCTTTAAAATATTTAACAAGTTTTAAGAAACCTGTACCACATTTGTGGCAGAGACGAGCCTTTGTTTTTGGCTTAGGAGCCTCTACAATTTTTAGGTCTTCTTCTCTAGGCCCCATATTGAGGATGCCTTCAAGCTTGTCGATCTGACGCCTAAGCTTGGCGACCTCTTTTTGAAGCATCTTGTTCTCATGAGCAAGCTCCCTAACTCTACTAAATTCTTTATCTTTTCGGTCAATGCGGCCTTTTTTACCCACTGTCACCTCATGTTGTATAATATCGATACTATACCAGTATAGACCTTATTTTGATAGGCGTCAACACACAATCTTAATGATAGAACCATGAGTCATTTAAAGAGGTTAGAATGAGCGTACTCCGTCAAGCCAACTGGTTAAGTCAACAGCGAGTTGATGTAAGCCACATGAGATCGATCGAATCTGCTGTATCTAGCGATTTTGATGATTTGTTAAAGGGTTTTTTAACTGGAAACCAAAAAAGCCTTATAATCCGAGGCTTTAAGATCAACTGGACCAACGCAATAGGCTCGGCCTCTAACGGTCTTCAGGTTTTGGTCGCGGATTCAGCAGTTCTTCACTCCAATTCAAATCAGTCGGGTACTTTTTTTACAGTGCCTTCTACAGCTACTCCAGAAATATTAAACTCAACAATTAATACAAAAGTTTCAGGAGCGTTTGCTCCTAATTCTATTAACTACGTTGGTTTGGAATACGATCGAATCGTTGACGACTCAACAGCGGATCTTGTTTACTTTTTTAGCCCTACGAATAAAAACGAAATTTCAAAAACGACCCCACTTGCCAAAGTTTTAAAATATAAATTTGTAATCACGACTAGCATCTGGGCATCAAATGTATTACCAATTGCCAAAGTTACTACCGATTCTTCAAACAATGTAACAAATGTTGAAGACGAAAGAAATATCTTAGGTCGTTTAGGCAAACCTTCTAGTGCAACATCAAGCCCATCTTACGTTTATCCTTGGATAGACGGTCGCCAAGAAAACGCATCGTCTAGTAACAGTCCTGCAGTAAATCCTTTTGCTGGCGGAGATAAGCAGATTAGCTCACTTAAGGAATGGATGGATGCTATCATGTCATCTATCCTTGAAATCAAGGGAACTGTTTACTGGTACTCTCCAAATGTTGGAGGATCTGCTGTAAACTTAAGAGCTGATTTAGGGAATACTGTATTTACTGGACGCGGAAGCATCTCTCATAGCGCAATAACTGCGGGCCTATTAAACTGGTCTGAAGACGTCTATGCTAGAATTATTTCTAGTCGACTTAGCTATAAAATATTAGCTAATCCATCGTCTTCAGATTTAACGTTACAAGACGACGAAGCAGCGTATATAAATTTAGTACGTGGCGTACAAATTGTTCCAAATCTTATTTTCGTAAACAATGGAGCAGGCGTAACGTCTGTTGGTAACGTAGCTTGGACATCTGGATTGCAAGCTGGAGACTGGGTAAAATCCGCTAGCGAAGACGATACGAAATATTACGAAATATTGACTGTTGACTCAGCGTCTCAAGTAACCCTAACAACTACATATCAAGGACTTGATACTGCTCCATTGGGAGTAAAAGCTAAATACGCTTGGGGCGTTTACGAAACAAGCCCGACCCCAACCACCAATCGTCATATTAAAATAGCGTCTAGAAAAGACGTTCCTTTTAATGAAGATATTTACTGGTTATTTTTAAGAAACGATAACGGCGGTATCTTACCAAGAGTTTACGCCAGATTCACAGGTTCTGAATTAGAACAGGGCGAATCTCGTGACATGAATGACAATACGTCCGATCAGCTTTTACAGTACATGGGCTCGACATCAGAGACTGACTCATCTCCTAGTTTTTCTACTCAGTTAGGAATACTTGAATCAGAGCAAACAAGAGTCACGTTCCCATCCGCAGCCTCAATATCTTCTAGTCAGTATTTTTTATTAAACTCGGCTGGCGACATCAACCAGTATTTTGTTTGGTATCGAAAAGACGGTGTGGGAAGCTCTCCTACAGTAGCTGGTCGAATTGCTATTTTAGTAGACATCCTAACGGGAGATTCTAGCGATGACGTAGCTTTAAAAACAGCTACGGCTATTTCTGGCTTTCCTCTTGATTTCACATCTTATAATATAAACAACGATTGTTGGATAGAAAACACTCAAGCTGGAGTTACAACTGACGCAGCTAACGTGAATGTAAACTTGGCCAGCATTTCGGTTATTGTTCAAGGTTCTGGGAGACCTAACTACGTAGTAATAGACGGAGACGATTTAACTCTTTCTATTAAAAGGCTAGATCAAGCAATTGCAGGATTATATGATTCACTTGAGAAAAAAGATTACGAAGAAACATTATTTATCGGCAGCCCTCTTCCGTCTAACACTATTATTACTATTCCTACTGATAGCAGAAACTCTAATGTTTTTAGATCTTATGTTGTTGGCGACGGCGAACTAGAGGTTTTCTTAAATGGTCTAAAACAAATTGAAGGCGACGACTATTTAGAAGTCGGAAGTCTTGGAGACCAAAGCAATCAAATTGAAATGCTTTTTGCTTTGGTTGCTGGAGATCAATTTCAGTTTAGAATAGACCCAACAAGAGCGCACGCATTAGCTGTTAATTCAGGAGAAGCAAACACTGGATCGAATCTTGGCTCTGGATCTAGCGTGTTCAAAACTAAAGTTGGTGTTAATTTTCAATTTAGAAAAATAAACGCTGGTGTCGGCGTAACCGTAACAGAAAACACGAACGATATAACAATATCTTCGACTCCTACTGCTGCTTTATTAAATATCACATCTATCAGTGGAGTAAATTACTCAGCTACCTCAGCAAACGACTTCATTAAAGCCGCCAATAGCGGAGTAAACATCACAGTAACCCTTCCTTCGGCTGTCGGTATTGCAGGTAAAGTTCTACATATTAAAAAAACAGATATTGGAAATACTTTATTTGTCGCATCAACTCTTAGCCAGACTATTGATGGCGTCGATGCTACCGCTACTCCAATTGCGATAACGGTTCAAAACGAAACCCTAAGTATTGTTAGCGATGGCGCAAACTGGATGGTGATCTAATGACGTACAGACCATATGATAAAATTATAGAACAGGCCGTTGTTGAGGTTGGTGTTATTCGAAGAACTAACGCTGAAAATCAATCAGGTCAAACAATTCCAATACTTTCAGTAGTTTCGATTGACGCGACTGGCCGAATCAAGCAAACTGATGTGTCGGTTGAAGCCGAAGCTAAATCTTTGTGTGGTATAACGCTACAGTCTATCGCAGATAACTCGACTGGTGAAATTGCTACAGATGGAATAGTGGAAAATATTACAACCTCTTTGACTTTTGGTGATCTGGTATATTTATCAAAAACTGGGACACTAACAAATATAATTCCTGAAATTGGAATTGGTGGTTTTGTTGCTGGAGATGCTGTTATCAGGGTTGGAGTGATTGCTAGAAACGCAGCAAATCCTTCAAACAAAGATCTTGTATTAAGAATTGAACTTAAAAATATTTTATAGAGGTAATCGGTGGATATTACAAAATTAGCTACAACTGAAAACGGCGAAACCAGAGGCGTTGCGATTGATCAAAACACTCTAGTCGTTGATAATCTAAAAGCCTATCTTGGCGGATCTGCTACTTTTACTTTTTTAGGAACTCTTACAGTTAATAGAACTATTACGATTCCTGACACTGATGTTGATTTAGGTTTAATAGCGACTGCAATTCAAAGCTCTGAAAAAGGCGCTGCTAGCGGAGTAGCTACTCTTGGCGTTGACGGTCGTCTTCCTGTTGGTCAATTGCCTTTCATTGCAATGACTTATGATGGGGTATGGAACGCATCTACAAATTCTCCCACTTTAGCTGACGGAGTCGGCGACACTGGCCAGTTTTATCGAGTAGGCGTAGCTGGCACTCAAGATCTTGGATCTGGCAATATTACTTACGCTGCTGGCGATTATGTTATATACAACGGAACGACTTGGGAAAAAGCAGCTACTAGCGATACCGCTACTGGCGCAAATACAGCATTATCAAATTTAACAACTACTTCTATAAATCAAAGCTTGATTCCAGCAGACAATTCTAGAAATCTTGGAGACCCATCTCTGTTCCAGAGATGGCAGACGGTTTTTTTAAACAGCTTATATATAGATGCTTCTGGGGTTGTTTTTAATGCTAGTGGAACTCAACAACTTATGGATTTCCCGAATCGAACATTGAATGTTGGTTCTTCTGCCGTATTGCGATGGTCAGCTTCGGCCATTGATATTGTTTCAGAAACAATTCCGTTAAGATGGCAAGATTCAAACAGTCCCTTTTATTATACTACACTGCAGCCAAATTTAACTCCAACAGATAACGTATTGTTTAGATTGCCTCCAGATAATGGAGTTTCTGGTCAAGTTCTTCAAACTGATGGAGCAGGTGTAACATCTTGGACCACTCCAGCAACAGGAGCCAATGACACTTTATCAAATTTAGCAAGTCCTACAAACGTAAACCAGACATTAAGACCGTCAGTCAACGAAACTTTTGATCTCGGCACGTCAACGAGACGATACCGATATGTAGATGCTATTCAAATGAATTATGGTGGAATAGAATCAGTTAACGCTAGAGATAGATTATTAAGAGATGCTAATGCTTTTCCATCTATTCAATGGGGCGATACCTCAGATCCTAACCGCATAACAATTTATAATGATAACGGCGGCGGAAAAAGGATTATTAGAATTTTTGGTAGCGCAAATAGTAACTATACCAGTTTTTCTGCCGCAACAACAATTCCGTCAAATAACACTTTTGTCTTGCCTCCAACAAATGGAACGTTAGGACAGTTTTTAACAACTGACGGAAATGGTGTTACGTCTTGGGCTACCGTCAGTGGTAGCGGAGCAAATACAACTCTATCAAATTTAGGAGTTACTGCTGTCAATGCCGACGTGAATCCTTCGGTTACTGGAACCTACGCCCTAGGAACTCCATCATTAAGATGGGCGGCTGGAGCTTTTTCAGCGCTAGACGTTGGGTTTTTAGATTGGACAGGTACTGGTCGTGTTATAGATGTAGCAAATAAAGCCTTAACGTGGAATGGTGTGGGAGCTTTTACTCCTGGTTCTTCGGCAATTCGCTGGACAACAGCGGGTGAAATTAGATTCCCTAGACTTCAGGGTGGTTTTTCGTCAAACATAGTTATTGAATCTGGTGATGCTCAAGACTTAACCCTGAAGGCTCCCGCTACTATGGGAGGAGCTGTCACTTTTGTTTTGCCTGGTACAAACGGAACGCTAGGACAGTTTTTAACTACTGATGGGTCTGGAGTAACTTCATGGGCCACTGTTTCTGGATCAGGCGCTAATACTACGCTTTCTAATTTAACAGCTCCTACAGCTATCAATCAGCACTTGCTTCAAAGCGGTGGAAAAAGTCTAGGCGCTGTAGCTCAGCCTTGGTTTGAAGTTTTTGCAAACACTGCTTATTTTACATCAATTAGAAACTCTACGGATACAAAAACGGTAATTGATATAGATAATTCTGTTTTAAACGCTGGTGGAGCACCTTCAAGCAAAAACGGTCCAGTTGTAGATTGGGCAGATGGAAATGTAAACGTACCATCAAAACCAAACGATAGCGATCTTCCGCGTGATTTGCGTTTATATAAATCAACTTTTTACTCAGCTATAAAAGCAAGTCCATCACTCGCTTCTAATACTTTATTTCAACTACCAATTTCAAACGGCACGTCAGGGCAAGTTTTACAAACTGATGGCGCAGGCGTAACATCTTGGGCTACCGTTGCTGGCGGCGGTGAAACAAACACTGCCTCTAATGTTGGCGGCGGAAACGAAGTTTTTAAACAAAAAACTGGTGTAGATTTAGAGTTTAGAACTTTAATTGCAGGTACAGGAATAGCGATTACGCAAAACGCTAGCGATATTACTATTGAGTCTACCATTACAGCAGGAGCTGCTACAAACTTAAATAATTTAGTAGCAACAAGCATCAATCAAAATTTAAGACCAAACTCTGTTGTTAGAACTATTGGTGAGTCTGGCGGCTTTTCTTGGGGCAGGGCTTACGTTAATGCTATTTATGACAACGCCAACAACATTGCTTTTGATACATTAGGACGAACAATTTATGATGGCATTTATGGCGCTTCAGTTATTTTTGGAACAGACACCGTATTTATTCAACCCAAAGATGGCGCTGAATCTAGAGCTATTAAATGGCAGCCACCCCTAGGCATTGGATCTTTAAGCTTAAAAGCTCCAAATAATATTGCAGCAAACATTACGTTGACTTTACCGACTAACGCGCAGACTTCTGGGAATCGCTTAATTACAAATGGCTCTGGTATTATGACTTGGTCCGATAGAACGGTAATTGAATCTGGCACTACCGCAGCTCGACCAGCTTCGCCTAGAACTGGCGAGACGTATTTGGATCTAGACATCAATAAACCAATTTGGTATAATGGCACTAATTGGATCGACGCTACAGGCACGACAGTATAAGGATAAGACATGACTAAATTAGACGCAAGACAAGTTATTTCAAGACAGATTTTGGATAAAGTTTTAGGATTAGCAACATCATCTTTAGATTTTTTGCTATCTCAGTTCAACAAAGAAATAGATACCCCAATAAGAATGGCAGCTTCAAATCCAGTTGATGCAAAAATTAATTTTTCACCAAGCTCGGTGGAATCTGCGGATTTGGCTGCTAAAGTAGCCTCTCCAGTCGATCTTTTAATCAATTCTTTTCCAGCCTCTACCGTAGACTTTCAAACTGGAGCTACGACTGGCGGTACTTTTTCGATAACTTTCCCAGCCTCAACTGTTGGGCGTTTTCGAAGAGTTGGTTTTAGTTTGAACAACTTAGGTGTTATGGTCGGGACATTTACTGCAGAATCGGTTACCGAAGGAGCTTTAGCGAACGCTGGAACTCTTTTTCCTGTGGGCAATATTCCAGTTGGCTGGATTGATTTGGTTTGTACGAACGCATCTGGACAATTTAAAACAATAGGTTCAGCATCAAATGTTATCGAGCACAAAACCTCTGGAATTAACAGAGTTCATCGATTTATTAATCAAGCACCTATTCCAGCATCTTCTACCTATACCCCTACAAACGTGATAAGAATCACAGCTACTGGCGCAGGAATCTATACGCCAACAGCTGGAGTTAAGCGCATAAGAGTTAAAATATTAGGTGCTGGCGGAGCTGGTGGTCTAAACAGCACTACTGGCGCGGCTGGAGGAGCAAGTTCTTTCAGTGATGCTATAGGCCCTAGAAGCGTAACGTGTAACGGCGGCGGCGGAGGAACTGTAGCTATAAGCACTAGAGGTGTTAGATTCGGCGGAACTGGCGGCGGTTTTGTTACTGCTGGATTAGTTTCGGATTGGGAGTTTGACCATCTTGTAAAGGGTGGGGACGGGCAAAACGGAAGTCCAAATAACACGTTTAATGCTTTTGATGGAGTCAGTGGTTCTGGAGGCTCCTCTTTCTTTGGCGGCGCTGGTCGCGGAGGAACTGCAGATCCATTAACAGCGGCTTTATCTGGCGGAGCAAATACTGGATCTGGCGGCGGAGGACTGTCAGGAAACGTTCTTAGCGTCAACTCTTACGCTGGAGCAGGCGGCGGCGGAGCTGGAGCTTACGCTGAATTTGTTATCAATCAAGCTTTTATTGCCACTAGTTATAATTATTCTATTGGTGCGGGTGGAGTTGGTGCAGCTGGAGTGGGTAGTGGCGGCTCTGGAGTTTTAATCATAGAGGAAGAATTTTAATAAACCCACCTAGAGTGGGATTTGTAAAGGGGCTGTTACGCAGCCCTAGCCTTACTTACCGTCAACTTTTAAAATGGCTTTTACCATATCACGAGTTTCTTCGCGAGTATTAGCTAAATTAATTCTGTAAGAAAATTCACTATCACCTAAATCAAATCCAGAGCTAAATTCAACACAGGCTTCTTGTAAAATATTAGCTATTTTTCCATCTGCTTTGCTAAAAGCGAACATTCCATGATCTGGGATAAAATCTGGCTCAAACATGTATTGAAGTTTCTGAACTTCGGTTCGATTGTCATCAAGAAGATTTTTTCCAGCTTTCCAAAAAGCTTCTAAATCAACAGTCTTTAAAAATTTACTTATAAGCTCTTGGCCTATAGAGTTTACCGTACAGGCATCTCCTTTAACATAGTCTAAAGCTAAAGAATATAAAACAGGATCGTTGGTAGCCAGCCATCCAACGCGAATTCCATTAATTGAACTAAACTTGCTATAGCTGCCAACCATAGCCTCGTGCTCTGGAAATGTTTTTAAAAAAGAACTATCTTTTAAATAGGTAGGGCTGTGGTAGGCTGCATCCCATACAACCCCTTGGGCTACAGCAGTTTTATTTAGTTTGCCTTCAGGGTTTGAAGGCGAGTCGATTATTGCCAAGTCAGTGCTATGGTCAAATTGATGAGTATCGTGCTTTAAGTGAATCATGTTTTGATTTTCAATAATCTGAGGATACATCCTGTAGTAAAGCTTGTTCGTGAATACGCACAGGTCGTCAATCGTGGGTGATGTGGTTTTTTTTGCGTAAAGATAGGCATTTAAAGCGTTAGTGGCTCCAGCTGTTATGAGAACATGCTTGTATTCTCTACCCGTTAGCGTTTTGATTAATTTGTGAGTTTCTAGTAAAAGCTCTGGTTTTCCTTCATGGGGCGCATAGCCTCCATGCAGGTCCCAATCTATTACAGAGGACTGTAGAGCAAAGTTAAAGAATTTGTCCAAGGTCATTTTTCGAAGACCTTTAGTGTCGCCCCAGCTAAAAAAATATTTAATTTCTGACATACATTTCAAATAGCGAACGTTTAAGTCGCTTGTTTTTAGCGATACCCAGAGGAGCAAGAAGTGTTTCGTATTTGTTGATCACCTCTTTAGCTTCGTCCTCGCTCATATGTTTTATTTTTTCTTCAGATACCTCTACTTCAACAAAATGATCGCCTACACTGGTCTTAGATGGGTCGGTAACATCAACTACTGTATAGAAGACTACCGTAGCGTCATCAAAAAAGTATATATCGCAGTATTTTATTATTTTGAAATTCATGTCAAATCCCAAAGCCTTGACCATTTTGTGTATGGTATCTTCAGGAGTCTGATCAACCCTTAGGTTGTATTCAGTTCTTACTATATTATTTTTAGTATCTTCCTTTTTAAATTTCATCGTAAGCTCTGCGCGAGCATTAGGGCCTTTAAAAGATTCTTTACGATATCTTATAAAGTTTCCATCTTTGTTTGTAAAGTATGTGTCTGGGCCGACTGCGTGTACGTAGTCTACAAGATCAGCAAAAGAGGATACCAAGACGTTAAATTCTGTCCGTAGCGCTCCATTGATTCTATGCTTTACTTCCCACTCGATATGATCCATATTACTTGGCTGAATCTCCTGCACTTTTACCCTCTATTTCATCAATTAGACCTAGATCTAAAGCTTCGCTTGCCGATAAGTACGTGTCCAGCAATAACATTTTTTTAAGATCTTTTAGTTTAAACTCTGGATTTTTTGCTTTAATATGCTCAAGCAAGATCTCTTCCATTTCTGAATCAGTCCGTTCGTATTCCTTAGCAATTCTTTGAAAGTTTTTAGATACGCTAGACGCTCCAGCGTCGCCGTAATGAATCATCATTCTAGATCTCTCGGTCATAACTCTGTGATCCGCTGCCTGAGCTATTATCGATCCCATCGACATAGCCTGACCGTATATTTTAATAGTGACATGGCATTTTGACTGTTTTATTTTTTCGTATATCCCAATACCGTGATACCAGTCGCCGCCCAAATTATCCATAATGATTGTAATAGGTTCCGAACTTATATGTTCTAGTATTAACATGTTTTTAATTAATCTTTCGGCCATAGCGTAGTCCGTACCAGACTCTTCTTGAGTGTTTTCGTTTTCTGATTCGGAACCCATGTAAATAATTCGCGCAGGAGTATATATACTATAATCGTGTAGCTTATCGATGTCGTCTTTGGTGTGTTTTCCCATACTAATATAGTATCCTATTCTGAGACTAAGATCTAGCTTTTTTTACGCCAGATTTGACAGAAGCTTCCCACTCATGTCGTTTAAAATCGTACTCTTCTTCAAAATAGGGCTCAAGTATAGCTAAAGCCATATCCTCGTCACAGCCACTATTGCCCAGACCCAAGCCAAATTTAAACCATGTATTATTTCTACCCTTGGTAAAATCGATGCCTTTAATAAGCTGTTTTTTTAACCATCTCGGGACGTGATTAAAATCGTAAAAATCTTTTGCAGCGACCTTTTGCCGCATTTTGGGCATTGACTCAGGATATCTTGAAAGCCAGTTTTTTAAATGATCTAGACTTATTCTCTGCCTAACAGATAGTAATTTCTGCTTGACGCCGTCTCGGTAATTGTTAGGGAATCGAATACTTCTAGATGGGTTTTTTGTTTGCTGGTCTGCCTCAGATAAAACCGCAAGCATCCAAGATGCGTAAAAATTATACACATCAAGGCTTGGAAGGCTTTCCTCTAAGCATACCGCAAAATGTATGGACTTGGAGCCTGAAAATACGGCAGCTGAGTAGGGTATTTCCATGCTTTTAATATAAGATAGCTGATCATTCATATCGCCATTATCCATTTCGATTAAGAAATTTCGCATAGCGGTAACATTCTGATCGTTTCTTTGACCCTTGATCGGATTAATTGCAATCATTTTGATTTCATCCGTTGGGACCTCGACAATAGCACTTTCTAAAGAAGTCAGCTGAACCACGTCCTTATCTAATACCTCTTGAAGAGATACGCTAGAGTACCCATACTTATTGGTACTGACGCAGACTTCCTCATCTGCATCAAAAAGAACGCTTAAAAAGTCAACGACTTCTTTTTCCATTACTTGGCAGTGCCAGATACGCTTTCTTTAACAGCTTCAGCAGCTTCTTTTTTAGCTTTTTCTTCAGCAAGTCGTTTAATATTGTCTTCACGAGCTTGTAGCAATGTCTTAAGCATTCCCAAAATAGCAAGATCTGTCATCTGTACTTCTTTGCGAACAACCTTGTTGCCTAAACGAACAGATTCTTCCGTTACGGTTCCGTCTTCCAATGTAACTGATCGAGTAATAGGCAATTTTTGATTTCGTAGCTTTTGCCATCTAGAGCTTGAGCCAAAAAGCTCTAGACTTAGCGCTTTTAATTCATTTCTAAGCTCTAAATTTGTTTGAGCTGACGAGTCTTGAGTTTCTACAACTTCTTGATTTTCCATTTTATCTCCTATGGCTTTATGCCAAGTTTGTTCATTTTTTCTTTTTCTACGGATTCAATAAACTCTATATTGTGTTCAACATAAAGCCCTTTGTCCCAGCCAGTAACTATTCGCTGCTGTGCCAGATCTGATTGCCATCGATGCTTTCTTATAAGCCACTCGGTCATTCGATCGGTCTTGTGAGATTTCATTTCAATAGCACATGTAGCTGCGTTATATATTTCCTTCGTGCCTTCTATGCGCTCTTTAAATTCAATAACGTTTCCGTTCTTATCTTCTTTTTCCGCTCGTACCTGAGCAAGTACGACAAAGCTTGCTGGGTATTTCTTTTTGAATTGATTGATGTGATTATAAAATAATTTTTGTACCTGAAACTCGGTCAGCGATGGGTTTTCGTTTGATGATTTAATGTTTTGGTAATAGTCAAAAATAACCGTATCGTAATATATACCAGTTTTTAAATAAGCATCTAGCATCTGTCCAGTAATTCCGCAAATACCCTCAATCGTAGTAGTGATACCGTTTCCGTTACCATAGTTTTCATGAATAACTTTCATTTGCTTGCTTAGTACGGGCATGTTTTCAAAGAAAATCTTTTTTTGTTCATCAGTGTAATTAGCGCCTTTGGAAAAAGGCCACCCATTCTGAAGAGCTGTTACTCGATTATAGGAGTCGTAAGGCGTCTCTTCGTTAGTGATCAAAAGAACTTTTTTGCCATCTTTGATGGTTCCTAGAGCTAGATTGGCCGCAGTTGTAGACTTACCTTCACCCGATCTAGCTCCTACCAAAATAAGCTGGTATGGGCCGTGAGGGACGTCTTTAAACTCGGGCCGAATAAAGGTACGTCTGACCTTACCAAGATCCTCTTCTCTTAAATAATCTTCCTGTATAGAAGATATGTCTAAATCATTAGGGGCTATAAAATCGATAGATTTAATTTTTTCAGTAGTCTCGATACCATGAATAACCTGTTTATACTGGTTTTCAATGCGTGTTTTTTTGATTAAAGCTTCTTTGCTTAGAAGCTCGCTTTCTTCAAGCATTTTTTTCTGAAACTCTTCAGAGACTGGAGAAGATAGTTTATAGTCGCTCATTCTTCCCCTTCTTTCGATTTAGGAGGAGGGGCAAACTCAGGATAGTCTTTGACCATTTCCTTAAGGCCATACCTAGCATTGATGTTAATGATAGGTCTTCCTTCGTAGCTGTCCTTGTCCAATTTTTTAAGGTATCTCGCATATCTCTCTTCTTTAGAAAGATTCTGATCAAATATCTCAAAGTTAATAGTATCATTGATTATCTTTTCTTCAAAGTTTTCTTTTGAGCCAAAAGTAGGGGCTTGTGTAGGAGTCGTTAAAAGACCTTCAGCGCTAGGGTACAAATCGTCTAAAAAAAGACTGATGATGTTTTTTGTTTCCTCTATCTTTTCAGATCTGTTAAACTTCTTAAGCTTGTTTTTTGGGTGAGGAACACACCTGTCTATAATAACGCGCATAGCAGAAGATAGCTCAATATCCTCTCTGGTATAGTTTCGAGCTTTCAGCTCCTGAAGGATTGAGAATAAAAAATCTCTAGTATGCGTATGGTGCGGATAAGGAATGCCCTTAAAAAGACCGCCCTGCCAATCAGGAAAGTCTTTTAGGATTCGCTTGTAAATTACATCCGCAACGGACAGTTCAACCACCGCTTAGCTCCACTATCTTTTGATTTATAATAGACTTTAGCTTTTTTTCGCTGCTAGGTAAAGCTTTTTTTCGTTGTTTAAGAACTTTTATCTTATCTTCAGATCTCAAGCTCTTAAATTCAGAGACCATCATTGTAATTTTTTCAGATTGAGCTAGCTCGTCCTCAAATTCTGAAAACTGGTCAGGCCTTAAATAGAACATATTTGTGTGAGGGCCGTGAAAAAGATCTACCGCATCGTCCTTGGAGAGAAAATTCTTATACGATATGTACTTGTATTTTTTACTCTTATGGCTAAAATCTTCGTACCTAAAGTCTTTTTTCATTTCCTTTTTAAGGGCGACTACCTCAGTGTTTGAAAGCTCTCTGTAGCCATATTTTTTAGGATCTCTAGCTATTTCTAAGACCAGCTCTGTATCAAGATTTGGATTTATTTGCTCAAAAAAACTGGAAATTTCCTTAGTTCCTCTGATATTTCTTATCTTGGCTTTTGATATACGGACCAAATCGCTAAGTCTTTGGTTTAGGAAAAAAATAAAATTGGACTTATCTTTTTTCGTAATCTCTTCCGCTGTTGGAGGGTAGTCTCGATCTGAATACTTTTCAGCTCTTTTTCTTAAAAAAGACCTCATGGCTGAATCATTGGCCACGATACTGAAATTTTCTATAAATGACCAAGCCTGTATATTACAGAAATTGTAAATATCTTTAGGTTCGAAACCTACGGTTTTAAAGAAAGACGTATTTCTTCTGTAGTATCGAAGGGCTAAAATATCTATTGTGTTTTTATACTCGTGATGAAACTGAGAAAATAAGCCAGTTTGCTCTGGCTTAATTCTTTCTAGGTAGGAAGATCTTAGGTAGACATCCTCGAAGTGCTCATGAGCATTTTTTCTAGTTTTGCCCATTAGTCTTTTTTCTCCATAGCCTTGATATCTGCGATGATTTTATCAAAAAGCTCTTTACTCTCTTTGATTCTTTTAGCCACCTCAGCTTTGCCTCTGATTTTTTCGCCGTAGACCTCGTAACCGCCAGCGCCTAAAGTTTTGATAAGGCCGTGATTTTTTCCAAGATCAAAAACCTCTTCGTGCTGGTTAATGATTCCTTCTTTGTAGTCTAAGGTGATAATTCCAGATCTGCCAGCTGTGCCTATAGAGCTTTGCTCCATTTTAAAATAAATCTTATGACCTGTTTGGTCCTTGTTTCCACGAGCATCTTTTACCGTATCGTCCTCAAACTTATTTCCTTCGATATCCGCCTTGTCGTCAGCAGATCCAGCTCTTCTGATGTTTACAAAGTATTCAAAAGCGTGACGCTCAGCATAGGACGCGGCCATTTTTTCTTTAGGTCCGTACTGGCCTCCGTCAATATTTGCTCGAACTTGGGACGACGCCAATAGAGTTATATTATTAGCTTTTAAAAAAGGAACCATTTTTTGAAGACCTTTTTGAATAGTCAGGGCTCTATCTCCAATTAAATGATCGTTAACAGAGCGATCTCCAGTCATGCTTTTTGTTCCGCCGATTGAAGTTAGCGAGTCGATAACGACTGCAGCCAAAGGCATTCCGTCTTGGACCATCGGAATAATATCTCGCTCAAATCTATCAAACACATCTTCTGGCTTGTTTGAGTCGTACATCACAAGACGATCGGTGTCTATTGATTTGAACATTCCGTTTTGAAACTTACCGCGCATTTCTGTATTAAAATAAACGACTATTCCGTCTTTTTGATCTTGATGAACCTGACCAGATATAGCGTTCATTATTAATGTTTTGCCTGATTTTGGCTCTGAAAAAAATAAAACAGATGAGCCTTTGGGAATTCCGTGCGATTTATTTGCAAAAATCCAATTAATATACGGGCTTGGGGTATATATACAGTTTTCTGGAGCAAAAGCGTCGTAATCGTATTTTACAACATCTTCATATTGAGATAACATCTTTGTCCACTTATTGGCCATTTTTTCCTACCTTTGGTAAATATTCGAATTCATTCCACTTCTAATCATCAAATCCATTTGCTTTTTCATGTAAGCTGAAACTCTTTCCATGACCTTAATTCTTCCGTCAATTAAGGATTGGGCCGCTTTAAGCTCGTCGACCCTATCTTTAGCTGTCTGTACATCGGCATCTAACGCCATGAAAGCTTTTCGACCGTCTGCATTATCAAAAGACTTAGGCTTATCTTTCATAAACTCTATGTATTTTTCAAGCAACGCCGTAGCCTTAGCTTTTTCTAGCGCGTCCTCTGTTTTAGCCAGCTGAAAGTCTACAAGAGAGCCTGCTTTTTTCAATTCCCTGTAGGCGTCATTGACCATAAACTCAAGATCGTTGTACGTAGCTATGTTGACGTTCTTTGTTTCGAGAAGTCGCATTTCAGCTATCTTGGTCTTGGTCAGGTCTATTTGAATAGCAGGTAAATTGTTTAGAGCTGGCAGCTCCATTACGAAACTGCCGTCTAGTAAACTTTTTTTGTTTTCCATATTACTGATTGATCATTTTCATAAATTCTTCATCAGACATGGCATTTACGTTTTTACCAGCAGCGACCGCCGTATTTGATACGGTAGTTGTCGTGGTAGCGTTTTGAGATGTCTGTGTCTGAGTAACTGGTGTGCTCTGTGCGGCTTTTTCAACCACTGGAGCAGCAGTTAATTTGTTTTCTGGAATGTCGTCAGCTTCTTCAACCTCTTCCGCAGTTTCCGCCACAGCAGAAGATGCAGAATTGCTATTTAAAATAGCATCTAATGTTTTAACGTCTCCTGCAATATCAGCCTTAACAACAGCTTCAATTTCTTCTGGAGTCAACACCTTAAACATTTTAGTAAGATTTAAAGAAACTTCATCCTCAAGACGATTTAAAGTGGCCTCGTCAAGCTTGGCTACTTTTTCTTTTTCTACCTTACCCACTCCTGCGATTTCCATTGATTCTTTGTATGTAAAAACCTGATGAGCCGTGTCTAAAGCATTTCCAGATCTACGGAAAACTATAAAGCGACCGTTTTCAACATCCATAATATCGACACCAGCAGCTTTTTGACGATCGATCTCTAATCGCAAAACTTCCATTGATTTGTAAGGAATTTTTAAAATCCCTAACTTTCCATCTAAAGTCATAGCGTTCATGTAGAATTTCTTGTCAAGATTATATCGCTCTTTTAGAGATTTGTACATTTTGGCTTTTTCTACATCGCGAACCTCTAAGGCCTGCTTGTATAAAGCTTCAATCTGATCAATTCGATCGCAAGCCAAATCAGGCACTTCAACCATTTTGGTTTTACGGTTAACTACCTTGGTTGATAAAAATGGCTTCATGCGGCCAGTAGAGTCTTTGTAACCAAAATGAGTAGCTAGGTAAGCATTCCATTTACCTTCATCTGCTAACTCGCCTAGAGGCGGCAAGATCATAAAAACTGAATCGCCATCCTTTAATTTAAAGATTTCTCTATTGCCTTTTCCTGTTTTTGGTTTACCGATTTTTACTGCCATTTTACACGTCCTTTTCTTGTTTTTTCTTTCGAATTGTTTCGATTGATTTTTTAATGTTTTCTGGGCTTATTTCTTTAATTTGAGCTGTTGCCAATTCTTTAACGGACTTGCTTACCGAACCCACAGCCAATACATGGAATGACTTAGATATGCTTTTAAGGCCTCTGGCTACATCGCTGACCGTATCAAGATCAGAGTAGGTAATAGCTACAGCAAGACTTTGTCCAGCGAAATCTTCATTAGCTGCTACTTTTGCGGCGGCTTCTAGTGCGGCCATTCCGACCATTTCAGAGCCAACTTCTTTATTGATCATTGTCTTAAGCAATGACATCGCGCCTTTTCTGTCGGAGATTTTTGAGTTGTAAGACTGTTTAAAAATAGGAGATGGGTAGCTGTTGACATCTATTTCGATAGCCTTATCCTCAATAAACCGACCAATAACATCAAACAAGGCCGATGTGTTGGCGTGACCATCGTACATCCGAGGAGGGACTCTGTTTAGGATATCTTCATAAAAAGAATCGGCGTCATAAACAAACATACCTTCTTCTTGAAGGGCCGCTCCAGCACCTTCCAAGTCTTTACCTGCGACAAGCACTACAACAAGTCTTTTTGAGATCTCTGCCTTGTATTGAAGGTAAAGGTTTTCTAAAATAGAAACGGCGGATCGCTGTCTATTTAGGCGAGACTGTAGGGTTGAAGGGTTTGATTTTTCCCTATCTATAACCTCTGTAGCAATTTGTCTCTGGGATTTTATCTGTTCTACTATTTTTTCTAGGCTCACTTTTAGGCCTCCTTTTATATTAAAATATTTTTCGACATCTTTATCATTTTTAAAACTTGCGATAAAGTCTTCTAGCTGTTTTCGACCTAATACCGTATTATCAGCCGTTTTCTCACAAGTCAAGCGGCCACCCATATAGGATATCCTAGCGTGTAATTTTTTCTCATCATACGATAGGTAGATGTACGTTTTGGTGTTTAAGTCAACTCTTTTTTCTTCTAAAATATTCAGTTCTACGTAGCTTTCTATCATTACCTATCCTATCTCATTTAGATACAGCTGTCAAACGCTTTCTACTATTATTTCTACTATTGATGATGGCGAGCTTTCTTTTGCTGGTTTACCATACATTGCTTTTTTGGCAGCTCTTTTCTGCATTAAAAACAAACACACCGAACCCTTTTTAATATCCTTGGGCGCTCCTAGCTTACCAGTATCGTAGTCAGGCCACATCACTTTTTCTATGATGTGGCCGTCACAGTCAATCACAACCTTTAATGCTTTTTTAGTATTTTCAGAATACGTGAATTCTTTACAATCTATGACGTACCCGACTATTAAAAAGTTTATATTTTTAGGTCCTATATCTTTCATGATATCCAAACGCTGCATCCAGTCGCCGTTTCGTAAAAAATACATTTCACCTCGCGGTGTTGAGATGAGCGGGCTCTCTGGACTTCCTTCGTTTTTTCGAGACCCGTGCTGCAGATACAGCTCTGTAAGATTGCTGGATATTGTGGGAAAGATAGCTTTTTTTAGCTGAAAGTCTTTAAGGGGACTCAGAGTTAAATAGGTAGGATCTATCTCTCCTTTTTTCAGCACAGGTTTTTTCTTGCCCGTTTCTACATTTTTATCGTACTTGGCCTGCATGACAGCATCTTCATAGTCTTGCATTTTTTGCAACAACGAATGGCTCGCTGGAAACAAGCTGTCCATAGCTCCGACATGAATCAGTCGTCTTGTAAGAGTGGGTCCTGCTGGATCTTTTTTAACATAATCCAGTATGTCTTTATAAGGTCGATTCTCAACAATTGGAGCAATTGATTTTTCTCCAACGCCTTTTAAGACCCCAAGCTTTGCTCTGATCTTGTTTTTATCATAATCTATGGTCATTTGAGAGCCAGAGTAGTTAATATCTGGAGCAATTACCAAGTCTTTTACATACTTGAACAGCTCCGTAGATATTTCGCCTTCGTCAGCATTAGATAAAACTGCGGCCCACCACTCCAAAGGATAGTGATACTTCAGGTACATGGATTGATAGGATAGGACGGCGTAAGAAACGGCGTGAGATTTATTAAAACCATAGCGCGAAAAAGTTTCCATTTGTGCCCAGATGGTTTCAGCTTTTTCAAGACCCAGTTTTTTGACTGCGTTTTCCATAAACACGGGCTTCATTTTAAGAGCTTTTTCTTTTTCTTTCTTTGAGAGAATTCTTCTCAGTTCTTCCGCGTCATCAGGATGCATTCCGCCAAGCTCGGTAGATACTTTAGAAACCTGCTCTTGATATGTGATAACTCCTGAAGTTTCTGGAAGTAACTCGGCTAGCTCTGGGATGTCTGGCTGGCTACGACCAAAGCGTCTTTCGACGTATTCATCGGCCATGTTTCGACCTGTTTTTGGGTCGATGAAGTCCAATGGACCTGGTCGATACAGGGCCAGAATCAAAGCTACTTCTAGTATGGATTTAGGTTTTAATTTTTTAGTAAAAGATGCCATGCCAGACGTATTTAACTGAAATATAGTCGAGGTTTCTCCGTCCCACACTGTTTTAAAAACCTCTTCCTCCTCAGGAAGATCGTGAAGATTTAAAAAATTGTCGTTATGCCATATGTGGTATGGCGGGATATCAAGCTTACCACTTTTTTTGTTAATAAGCTCCATGCACAGCTGAACATCTTCAAGCTGCTTGACTACTAAGAAATCATATTTTATAAGACCTGCTTTTTCAACCTCTTTAGCCTCATACTGGATAAACTTATCATCAAATAAAGGCACTACATCTCTGATAGGTCTGTCTGCTATTATAAACGCAGATGCGTGTACGGAAGTCTGTCTAGAGATGCCCAAGCATTTTTGAACAATCTCCCATTCTTGGGGTTTGCGTCTCACATATTCTTTAAAGTCTTCATTGCCTTCGATCAATCCATCAGTATGGACTCCGTCCTCATCCTCGTACCCAAACACAAACTTTAAATCCGATATTCCTTGCGGGGCCACGGGAAGAGATTTTGAAAGAGACTGAACATAAGGCTCAACCTTACCTTTATTAAAAAAACGATTTACGTCAAGTATTGAAGATTTAAGTCTTAAAAGAGTCCTCGTAGAAACCTGAGACGCTCGATCTCCCCACGTTTCATATAAAAAACCACTGTGTTTATCTTTTCCAGTCAATAAAGTACGGCTTTGAAAGTCGCAGTCAACGTCTGGATAGTTACCCATTTTTATACGAATCAGGTTAATAAAACGCTCAAATGAAAGATCGTACTTGATAGGGTCGATTTGCGTAATACCGATTAGATATAACAACAAGCTTCCTGCAGCAGAGCCACGGCCAGCGCCTACCATCTCATTATGTTTTCTATACTCATCGTAAACTCTCAGCAAAGGAAAAAAATAAGGTAAAAGATCAGTAGTTCCGTTTTTATGAAGCGTCTCTATTTCTTTTTTTAAACGAGCTACGTGAGCGGGGCTGTCCCACCTCATACGACCAAGCTCCTTGATAGCTCTCATCGTTCTTTCTAATGGAGTCTCTTCGGTTTCTGGCTTGGGTAAGCTTATTTGATATTTTAAAGCAAAGCTGTCAAACTGACTTAGCCATTTAGACTGATTGTTCGATATATTAGCTATTTGATCATCAGAAAGCCCAAGAGTGTTTTTCAAATAGTCAAAAGCCTCTTCCGAGGTTTGCATATGTCTTTGAACATATTCTTTTTTATCTTCAGAAAAAAGTTTAACGTCTTGAACCATTTTATCGTCAGCTTCAGCATAGTACGCATAGTCAGAATATAATAATTTAATATCCAGCTCGGACAGCTGTACGAAAAATTTGTTTATCTTTAGCTGTAAATCCCCGTCCTTAATAGGAACGTTACCGCTAATAAGAGACACGTCTTTTATTTTTTTATTATAGCTAAAATAAATACCGTTTTTGGTTCCGCCGATCAGATCTGTATGTCGATCAGGGTTTTCTAAAAGCTCAGAAGCTTTGATTTTTTTAGCTTTATTTGTGTGTAAGTAATCGCTAGACATAAACCACACTTTAGATTTGTCTTCTAGGGTTATGTTTATAGCGTTTACGGCGTATTTGTCGAATTTATTACCTACTATGGTCAGACTGTATCTTTCGCCAAACATTGACTTTAGTTTTCGAAAGTATTCAAGAGCTACTTTTGGAGAATTTAACAGAATGTTTTTGCCTACAATATCATTAACTTCCGAGGAGACAGCTAGGCATCCGATTTCAGAGGCTTTTTGGACGTCATCCCAGTTCCACAATCCGTACTCTTCGCCGTTTAGCTGTATCTTATCCGCCCTGTTTTGAGACGATAGGGACGATAGCTTTTGGTACACTTCTTGCGTAGGGGCGTATAGCGTTAATTTAAAATATTTAGCCGAGGCGGCTTCGCTGGTTTGGATAATTGGACAGTTTCTGTCTTTAAAATATATTTCCATACCAGCAACAAATTTTAGTTTATTTTTGGTAGCCAGCCCGTAAGCCTTATAAAGTCCAGACATGTAATTATGATCGGTATAGCTAAAATAGCTTCGGCCAAGCTTAACAGCTCGCTTCATGAATGTATCTATGGTAGAGCCAGATAAAGGCGTCTCTACGTGAGTGTGAGGGCTTCCGTTAAACTGAAACAATTATCACCTACTGTTCGATCAATTCTAGAATACTTTTTGAAGAAACGCCAGCATTATCTTTTAAGTTTTTGACTAGTTCGATCATGGCTTTATATACCTTGATGCACAGCAACACATCGACTTTGGCGTCATGCGTTCCGCTAACATCAAACCCGAAATGCTTGCCAATCGAAGTAAGGTTTCCTACTTCTTTGGGCATTAGTCCAACAAGCTTTAAAAAATTGGTGACTGGAAGCGTATCTACTATGCGATAGTGAAACAAAAGCTCTGCCTCGGCCCTAGGCATGATTTGAAAATTTAACATGTCTTTGTCAAAATAAACGTTATGGCCTAGTAGTTGAGGTCTAGCGTCTTTTCTTTTAGAGGCTGTATTCTTTACAACAAAGTCTTTAATTTTTTGGGAAGCCTCGGCTCGACTAATAAGATCTGGACGAGCTAGGTGTTTTTGCATATCGATTCCATTGACAGCAAGAGCCTCTTCTTCAAGAACGTCAAAAGGAGCTTCTGGCCTAATTGCCAGATCTAAAGAATCTAAGGGACTAAGATCCTCATCTAAAGCCAGCATATACATGGTAAGTATTGGGTTTTTTTCAGGATTTGTTCCGCCAGTTTCTGTATCGAATCCAATATACTTACAGCTCATATATCCTCAATCTTTAATTTATCTCTTACGTTTTCTAGTATAGTATCAAATTTTTGTTTTAGTTCGTTTTCGCTCATCATCAGAGCTTTAGCTATGACCCCATCATCTTTAGCGCCGTCTGGATGTTTTTTTTGAAAAACTTCTATAGAGTTTTCATATTTTGGCATATTGATAAAGTCTTCATCTTCGTTTACTTTTTTAACAAGGTCTTCTTGTTTAATCATTTTTTCTCTCCGAACACCAGTAGTTTCCCAGTATTGTTTTTTTCGCTTAATATCGCCTGATGCTTACTTTGTAAAATTTTTATATCTTTATCTATTTTTTTTAAAGCCTCGGTCACCGTTTTTAAATCCAGATCTAATGAGTCTAGCTGCGCCTCTGACTTCAAAAGCCCATTTTTTATGATTGAGAACTCTGTAAAGGAGGATATGACCCCATCTTTTTTAAGATGTTTAATATTGCTATTAAGCAGATCGCGCCTTAGAGAAACTTCCGTTTTTAAATTTTTTAACTTATCGGCCCAGAACAGCGCCTTGTCTTGTTCGGATTTAAGCTTAGCTAGTTCAAATTGAATCATTTCTTCTTGCTCTTCTATTGTTGCCATTATTTTTTAGGCTTAAAAGCGCTACCTTTAATAATCATATACAGTTGTTTTTGGCCACCTTTATATACGGCTCCAGAACATAATATCCAAGTTTGTGGTCCAGAGTTGTATCCGTGTCGCTCATGAGTAGTGTGTCCTACAGTAAACGTGTCGTGATATATACTCGGCGTGTGAGAGTGAGCTATCATTGCGTTACCATAAGCTAGCTCGTGACCAATTTTGCTTCCCTTTGCTCCACCCAAACCCAAATGTCCGTGAGCGCCCATCTGGACACCCTCGACAAAAAAATCATCATTTTCATCAGTCCACTTCATTTTATTTTCTGGATCTAAGTATTCTTTTAATGGATTTTTTCCATCTAAGGACATCACGACCATTCGGTGCCCTATATCGTAATTTTCACGACAGTCGTTTACATATCTAGCTTCTTCAAGATAACGCATAACGTGCTCTGGGTGATTTGATGCTGTAGCTATTATCTCAGCATCCGCAGGAGCTTTTTTGAAAACAGACTCAAGAATTTGCCTAGCTTCTCGTATTTCCGTAGGAAGGTCTTTAAAGAAAGGAATAAGCTTAGCTTTTGTGACCCTCTTGTTTTGCAAATGATGTGAGATACTGCTCCCATCAAAGAAATCTTCTAGAAATATTTTTTTAGGTTTGATTATTTTCCATAGCTTGTATAGGGCTTCGAGGGCCATGTCGTTATGGTGACCCGGGTGCAGATCGCCCATCTTAAAAGCTTCCGCTCTTTCTTCCGTAACCCTACCATCAGCGTGATACCTAGTGCCAAGATCAACGAAGCTGCCGTTCTTAACATCAAACTGAACCTGTCTAATCCAGAACACATCTCCTCTGATCTCAACAATTAATCCACCAAGTTTATGATCTTCATTTGCGATCATGCCGATTCGATTTCGCAAATAGCTTGGCTTGGTAATCGTTCCTGTTGAGTGAATAATTCTTGGATGGCTAGCGTTTCCAGTAGGAACAACTTCAAGCATTTGTTTAGAATGCGCTACAATTACAGAGGTCTTAAGACGTTTAATCTCAGCTCCCTTACCATTAGTTTCCGTATACTTATGAACGCGCAATCGTTTAAGGCCAGTCAAAGGGTTGATTTGTTGAGGGTTTATGTAGGCCTCAATTGCCTTTAGGTGTGAGTTAAATGTGTACTCGGTAGCAAAATTTTTCTTATAATCTTTTAGCTTGGGATCATAATGGTTGGGTTGGGATTGCAAAGGTTTTACGTGGGCTGGCATAGGCAAAATAACCAGCTCAGCCTTTTGTCTTTTTAAAAAGTTTTGAACAGACGCAAATCCCTGATCAAAAAGGTTTCTAGCCAATACGTCTTCTCCATTTTTTGCCCTAACTTTATCTTCTTCCGTCCAATCCAAATGATTGGTTGGAGACACAGCTGTAATAAAAAACGTTCCCTCTTGATGATTATTTTCTTTGATGATCGAGCCAAGCGTCTCTTTTGTAAAATCTTCAAGGGAATGTGGTTTTTTCTTAGTTTTTGCTGCGGGTGGCCAAAAAGAATCACGAACATGACTCAGTCCACCAGAAGATCTAAGAGTCCAGTCCGTAAGACCAGCGGCAAAAAGATCGTACTTACCTACACTTCTAGGTTCGATTTTTTTGTCTTTAGCTATGTTTAATATAAGCTTCTTAACTTTAAGCATCTGCTCTTGGCGAGATGCTTTTTCGTTGCTGTCTTTTTTGGACTTGGACATAGTAACCTCTACTGTTGAGCTTCAGCGCTAGGGGCCTGTTCTTGACTAGGAACTGTAATTTCGTAAATTTCTTCGATTTCTAATGCAATTTTATTGTCATTAAAAGAAACTACGTCCATTACTCGCTTACCTTTTAAGGTCTCTTGAGCTTCTTTCTTTAATTCAGATAAAGCAATTTGAATTCTTGGGTTTAAAACTTTTTTAGTATCGGCTTCAATTTCTCGACCGACAATAAAAGAACTTTCCGTAACTTCTTCAGAGGATGTAAGGAATCCAGCCTGTACACTATAGTCCAGTTTTTGTTTTAATTCTTGAACGTTGTTGTCGACCATGAATTCGCTAATTTCGGAATCGGTCAGTTCGACGCCTTTTTTTCTGGCTAATTTTACGGTAGCATCAAGCTTGTTAGCTAGCATTTTAAGAGCGCTTTGTGTCATCTCTTGTGTCTGAATTAAATTTCGCAAAGTACCGTCTACGGCGTACATCGCTTTTTCCAATCCTTCTAGGCGCTGAGAGGCCGATAGGTTTTTCGTTTTCATCTGTTCCATTTATTCTCCTGTTTGTTTCTTGTTTTGTTGAACTGCTCTAACTATAGTCTGTATCGAGGCAAGACTAGGATTTCTAGCTTGTTGATTCATATACATATACTCTTGCTGCTCCGCTGAGGGCATTGGAGCTGCTTTTTTACTGCCGACTCTTAAAGATGCCTGTCGAGCAGCAGCTCTCTGATTTCTTTCAGCCATTTCTTGAGGTGTCATTAAATGCAATGGTTTTTCAATAGGTCTATCATCAATAACCTTTTCTTTAACGATTTGTTTTTTTTGCGCAGGCTGAGGCTGTCTAACTTGTTGCTGTACTGGTTTAGACTGGACCTGCTTTGGCTGCCCTATAGATTTAATAGTGTTTGAGGGAGCTGCTGGCTGATTAATCTTAGCTATTGTGTTTGAGACAGGTTTTACTTGCTTAGGAACATCTTTAACTTTTTCCGTTACTCCGCCACTAGCCTTAGCTAAAAACTTTTTAAGCAAGTCCACTTCCATTTCCGTCAATCCTGACATGGAGCTGGTCTGTCGAGTGCTAATAGGGACAAGTTTAGGGTCAGGCTTAAGACCTAATAAGACCTCAAGCCTTTCTTTTGCAAAATTCCTAATCTCTCTCTGAACATTCTTGATAGCTTTAGGGTTAGCGTCAACATCGGCAAAAAAATCATGAGCAATTACCATTTCGTATAGACGACCTTGATCTAGCCTTAATCTAGCGCTAGTAACAAGCTCCGTATCGTGCTCAAGCTCTTCGTCTTCACTTAAGAAGTCCTGAGCTTGTTCAAACTGAACTTCCTCTTCGGGAAGACTTTCTTGAGCTTCTTGGTATTGGCCACGCTCTAGCTGATCGAATTCTTCTTCAGACAAGACTTCGTCCGAAGGCGAAGCCATGTCAAATCCGTCAAAAAGATTGCCGTTAAGTTTTTTCATATCATACCTCTGTCAGTATAGTATCGTTAATTACTTGACTGGGCATACACCACCCACGCACTCAAAGCTGTCCATGATATCTTCTTCATTTACATCTCCAGAAACAATAGGCTGAACTAAAGCAGAGTATTCCTCATACTGCTCTTTTGTTATTTCTTCTAAAGGAGCCTGTTTAAAACCGTGCTCGCTATGAAGCAAAAAGCTTACAGATTTTACCCCATCGTTATAGTTTTCTTTTAGCCATTTTTTAATAGACTCAAGCTCTTCTTTTTTATAATAAACTGTACAGCTTACAGAATTATCAGACCACTCTGTCTGAAGACGTTTTACGTACTCTAATTGTTGAACCGCTGTCGTATTTTCGGCTAAGATAGTTCCCTCTGGAACCTTAACAGGAAAAGATACCACTACGGTGTTTTTATCTTCTGTCCCATCAAAGTTTTTTTGATATTCAGAATGATATCCATGCTTTCGGCACAGATTTGCTAACGGACTGCTAGACGATATGCGTATTCTTCTGATCATGTATTGAGAATAGGCGGGATGAACTCCAGACGTAACACCAGCCAATAAGCTTAAAGTCCCGCTCGGCTTGACGGTTGTTATTTTTACTGAGGTTGGCCATTTCATTTTAGCAGAGTACTCGACATCAAAAGATCTTAATTCTTTATAGGTATCGGAAAGCCAAGATCTTTGCTCTTCCGTTGCTTGAAGATATCCAGTAACGCCTATGCCCATTCTCATATTTTTATGAACTATTTCTTCAGTTTCTTTTAAATGACAGGGAAGAGATAGTGAGTGTTTGTTTATCCTGTAAAGATATTTAGCCGTTTTAATAAGATCTTCTTTTGATTCTATGTTTGGTAAAAAAATCTCAGCCAAACAGCACGTCTCGTAAGGTGCTAGCGATTGCTCAGCACAAGGATTATATCCAGCAACGTCTGGGTCAGGATATTGAGTCTCGCCCAATCTACCAACTTTTCTTGACAAGGCTAGGTTTATTAGACCAAACGGCTCTCCATTACCGTCATAGCCTTCCCAGAACTGCTCAGGGAGCTTTTCAATATCATTACAAACAACGGAGTTATTTGACATAGCTCTGTAATTCGGAATATTTCCAAGATCCCATCTTTTTGATGCTAGGTACTGCAAATCATCTGCGTCACCAATAGCTATTTCTGCCGACCTTCTTACATTGCCAGCTACAACAATAGAGCCTATAACATTCATCACATCTAGAGCATCTATTGGTCTGATTTTTTTACCAGCTCTGTTGTTTAAAATCTTGTTTATCTCAGCAATCCCGACACAAAGCTCTTCTGGGCCAGAAGCCGTTCCTCCAAAGCCTTTGATAGGAGTTCCTTTTCCTCTAACTAAAACAGTTGAGTATGTAAAATCTTCCCCGTTTTCAAAATGGGCTTTTAGGGTCATTTCCAATAGCTTGATCCAGCCCTCTCTTTTGTCGGGAACTATAAAATCAGCATCGTTTGTTTCCTGTCTGACAATTTTAACTTTTTTAATTTTAGGAAGCTGGTATACGTACTCTCTTTGGATATTGAATCCCACTCCACACCCAAGCATCAAAGCATCCATAGTCCAAATAAAAGAATTGATACTGTCGACAGTAGTAAAAGCACAGTTCTGTAAAGAAAGAAGGCCTAGACGAGAAACTGTTTTTGTCCCTAACTGCCACCAAAAACGCCCCGCAACAGAACCTTTCAGATTTAAAAAAATATCCTTAAGTTCCGCCTCTTCTTCTGCAGAAAAATTGCAACGCAATTGGCTTCTGCACGCCTTAATAATTCTGTCGATCGTTTCTTCATATTCTTCTGTTTTTGAATTTATATCGTTTTCTGAAGTCCTTCTGGAGTAGGTTCTTTTAAATGTAATATAACCAAGAGGTCCCCACTTAATAGCTCTAGTAACTTTATTCATCTTTGCTGTTTTTCCTTTTGAAGTTTTTAAAAGTGTATTGATAGTATGCGTACCCAAGTAAGATACCGTCACACGTATCATTATCTTTAAGTTTAAAGTCTAAATTAAATATTTCTTTTACTCGTCTTACGTTGACGTGTTTTTTGGTAATCTTTCCAAGAACTTTACCGTTTTCGTCTTTGGCAATCTTTTTGCCAGTCTTATCTTTTATTTTTTTCGATAGCTTGTTTTGTTTTGATTCGGCACCAGTCTGCCTTGCTCCGACAGCTTCCCTCCATTCGCCTACCATAAAATAGCGAGATTTTAGTCCGTTCTGAATAATATACTCGGCTACCAAATAGTGTGTAAATTCTAATATTTTTTGCGAAAAGTTGTTTTGAGATTTTGTAGTCTCTTCTATTACGATAACATCGGCTCTCTCGATTCTTATCTTGTCAATAATAGGCTTAGCAATCTGGACTGCCCACGAAACATAGTCGTGGGGATAGTCCAGCTTAGGCTTTTCGACTTTTGGAATCTGCCCATAAGATTGGAGTTCGTACTTATCTTCATAAGCGATGCCTACACTCCAGCCAGTTTTTGAGCTGATGTCCAAACTTAGAATCTTGACCATTTAAGTCTTGCCACCTTTTTCGCCAATTAAATGAAGAACATACTGCATTTTAACCTTAAGAGCTTTTTGAACGTCTGTGTATGGACCCGTCATCTCTTTTAGCTCGTCTCTTTTTTGAATAATTTCTTTTTTATTTTTAAGCTCGTCCTCTACCTTTTGGCGTTCTTTTGTATAGTCAAGCAAACGTTTGTCTAGTTCCTCGACGGATAAGCGATCAACAGTTTCGCAAAAATCAGGATAATCTTTCTGCGCCTTAAATTTTGGCGATGCATCTTTTTCTTTTTTCATACCTACTCCTTGTTAAATTTGGGCATTCTTTTAAATGCGTTTTTTGAATCTAATAATTGAATAAAATTTTCTAATAGAAGCAGGTGGACAGCTTCGGCCTCAGATAGATCTTTTTTATCCATTCTTAGGTTAAGCCTATTACCGACATATGAAGATATAGTATCTCCTCGAATCTTAGAAAGATCAAAATAACTTAGATTTATTTCAGATCCGTTCATTAAAAGATGTTTTTGTAGAATGGCATTCAATAAAGCCCTTCTGTCTTGGCGGCCAAGCTCGTCCTCTTTAGAAAAATAAAAATTTAATTCCATTTCTAGCTCTTCCGATATCTTACTCATAAATAATTCTGCTTTCTTGGCCTTCTCGAACCGCCACTATTTTACTGGTTATCATTTCTTTTGTTTCTTGGTTATGGTCCATAATACCTATCTTTTTGTCTAGGCCGTGGCTAGAAAGAGCGTGGAGGCACGGAAGCCTGCAGGCTGCGTCAAGCCCGTTAAAAGGCTCGTCTAAAATAAAAAGATCAATTCCGCTTCCAGTCTTTTCTTGTATCAGACTTATAGTGGCTAAGTCAATAGCAAGATCAACGGAGCGTCTTTCTCCACCACTGATAGTATCTATAGGGACCGAATCCTCTTCGCCTACAGACAGCATTGGGTTGACCTCTTCTTTTATTGTACCGTTCTTCGATTCCTTAAAAGACTCAAAATGAATAGAGGCGTTTTCCATATTAGGAATCTGTATTAATATCTTAGAAGCTCTGTCGGCTATATCGGCTAGAGTGTCTGTAAATAGTTGATTTATATAGCTTTTTAAAAAACGTATAGAATTTTCCGCAATTTTTAATTTTGCGTTCTTGTCCAATAGTTTTGCCTCTTGCTCTGACAAGGTGGCCAAGTTTAATGTTTTTTTATCAACAAGCCGTTTTAGGTTTTCCTTGTACGACTCCAAGTCTTTTTCAAAATAAGAAATTTCTGTATGTATTTTGTTATAGACTTGTTTTTCCATGTCAAGCTGTCCAGCTAACTGATTAAGCGTTGGGCTAAATTCCAGATCTATAGAATGCAAATCTGACTGATTTTTAGCTAAGCTGTTTGAATATTCTTCATCGATTAAAGATTTGGCGTTTGCGTACTGGGAGGATAGGCGCTTACTTTCCTCATAGAGTGAGGTCGTTGACTGGCTATAGGCCATCTCCTCTTCAAGAAGCTTAAGATTTGCAATTTCACTATCGCATTCAGCAAGCTTGCTTTTGATAGCTTCAACCTTGGACAGCGCATCTAGGATCGATTTTTTTTCTTCAAAAAGAGACTTTCCTTTAGCTATTATTTTTTGAGACTCGGCCTTACTGTTATCGTCCTGCCAGTGCTGCTCGCACGTAGGGCAAGAGCTGTTGTTTATTTTTTCAACATTTTTTTTAATCTCGGCAAGGTCTTGATCTATTCTGGGGATCTTTTTTTGTAAAAAATCTATTTCGCTTAACTCTTTGTTAAGATTTTTTTGAAAGGTTTGGATCAGATCTTTCTTTTTCGAAATCTCGGAAAGCTTAGATGTTTTCTCTTGGTTGATTTTTTTAATTTCTAAATCTATTTCAATCAGTCTGACTGGCTGATCTGGGTATGGTCTTTTTAAGACGTCTTTTTCGATCGCGGATAGGTCTTGCGACGCTTTTTCCAGCTTAGCTTCTTGTCTTCTTAAGATCTCGGCATCTACAGAGCGCTTAGGCTCTTTTAGTCCAGAAAGAGCATCTTCGTATGAATCTAAAGAAGCCCTTGTTATGGCGATCTCATTGGAAATCTTAGACACTTCTAGCTGTAATGATGATTGCAGTGCAGATGCTTTTTCTAGTTTTTCTGAAAGAGTGTCCAGTCCTAGGCATTTTAAAAAAAACTCTCTAATCTCTTTAGGTGTTTTTGATAAAAGGAGACCGTCCTCATCTTGACGCCTATGAAAAGTAGGTCGAAACACATCTCTCGGCATTCCGATAAACTTGTCTAACCACTCTTCAGCTATTTTGTTGTTTCCTGAGATTTCTATATCGTGACCAGCAACAGAAAGACCTTCGGATTTTCCGCGAGATATTTCATAAACGTGCGGCCCATCTTGTATTTTGGCAGAAACTAATATGCCGTCCTTAGTGAGACGGCTTTGTAGTTTGGTTGCTGGGGTAGAGTTGACTCCAAAAAGATATTCCAAAGCCTTCGGTATGGTACTTTTAGCGGCTCCGCTAGATCCACCCGTGTTTTTGTTTTGACCACCTATTTGAAAAAAATTAGGCATACTATTAAAATCAATAGTGTGCTCGCCTACGAATCGGCCAAAATTTTTAACAGTTAGGCTCAATACCTTTTTCATCAGTCTCCTCTGTTTTCGCCTTTTCTCGATCTTTCATGATTAAGCTCGACAACGTCTGGGTATATTTCTACTTGGCGTGCCTGAGTTTCTCTTCCTACTACGATCTTAGACGAAGAGCTTGGAGAAGACAAGGTTCTTTTTGATAAAGAGCCGCATTCCTTGCAGGCGTGACTGGGCTGTATTTCTTTCACGTCTTTGATCAGGAGATTAAAAAAGGCTCCACAATCGGGAGCCTGACACTTATACCTTATCATGGGCATAATA